CCGACAATACTTGAATAAGAGGAGTTTTGAATCGAATTACCAGTTCCAGCCCCTAAGAAATTATAATCAGCAGTGTAACTTGCTTGACTACCAGATATCTGGTTATCAGATCCCGCTACAATAACATTGTAGTCTCCAAAGATACTATTGCCACTACCAAGTATAGCAGCAGAATATAGTGAGTTGACTTCATTCTCTCCAATAATAAGTGATTCAGCATCAATATAAAGCTTCCTATCTGAACCGTCAAGATCCCCTGTGATAAGTATATCTTGTCCACCAGCATTTATTTTATACCCAGAATCAAAAGTTTTAATTCCACTTATAGTCTGAGAACCTGTTATGCTTACACTAGTATTTAATTTAGTGTGGTCAGCATCTGTAAACACATTTGAATCCGTGGCGGATTCTACAAGAGTCCTAATCTCTGCTGCCGTTTGATCAGCCGTAGCTGCAGTCTCGATACCGTCTAATTTAGATCCGTCTGCTGATACGTCTCGACCATCAATATTACCAACATTAGTAATGGAGTTAGTCCCCATGTTAAGATCTCCAGTCTTAAGCTCGACTCCACCATCAATAATAAGAGACTCAGAATCAATAAATAACTTCTTATTACCACCTACTAAATCTCCTGTAATATTGATTACGTCGGAATTTGCAGATATTTGGATGCCAGAAAGAAATGTTTTTAATCCTGTTATCGTTTCAGCGCCTGTTATATTTACATATAAAGCCTGATTATCGGTATTTATTAAATTACTATATTCAGCAAGACTTAAGTGATAATACTGCCCTCCAGCACCTCCTTGTATACCTACTAAACTATTGTGTTGGGTATTCCCTAAATCCAACTGTACGGCGTCTGTAGAACTAGATACGACTTTTAGTTCTACATTCTCTTTTTCTGTAACTGTTACATTAACGCTCATGGAAGAGGAGTAGCTGTTCCACTAATAGTGGCCGTACCATACAACAATCTATCAACACAATTATCTGATTTTACTAAAAAAATATCATAAGAGCTATACGCAGGTTCTATAGCTTGGGTATCTGCACTACTCAAAGACATAGAAGCGCCCCCATTTGAAAGGTCAGTCTCGGTATATGTAAAGGTAGCTTGGACATGATGATCATAATCCCTATAAACAACTCCAGTTAGATAAACAGCATCGGTTGACAAGTCATAAGGAGAGCCATCGTCATCTGTTAATGTAACAGGGATACTAAAGCATGTTCCTTGCTCAATAGTTATATTGTATTTTTGCCCAGCCATTACTAAATCTTACACAATATTCTGTTCTCTGAGCTTTTTATTTTCACTCCGAAGATATTTAATTTCTATTTTTAATTCCGTAACTTGTACGGTAAGCTCTTGGATCTGATCCCTCATAGCTTTTTTCTGGTCAGAAGCATCCATTAAAAGAGTCTCTAAACGATCTACTCTTGTAATTAGATTGTCTCTCAAAATAGCTTCTGTTTCATAGTCTATTTTAGCTAAAGTTTTATTTAGAATTAACTTTTTCTCCAAAAACTTCCATATTCCTCCTCCTAGAACAGCAGATATCAAAGCTGTTAAGATAGTTGGTTCGTCCATAAATATTAGTTACACAACTTTTTAATTTTGTGTGTAAACAATATTGACTAATTATAAGTTTGTATGGAGAGACGCAAACACGACACGAGTATCGAAAAAGCCGAAGCTTTCACAAGAAAGTTTTGTAATCCAGAAGATAGCGCAACTATCTCTGAGATAGACGTACACGCTAGAGAAGTAGCTTGGGCTTTGTTAAAAAGAATTAAACATTTAGAGCAACAATCTTGTGTTTGTGAAGAGTGTGGTAACGAAGTAGAAGACCAACCTTTAGAAGAAGAGACCACAGAAGAAGAGGTAACAGTTGAAAAAAAACAAGCGCAAGAAGTCAAAGCTGAAACAGGTGAGACTTCTACTATGGATAAGCTAACAGAAATAGCTGAAAAAAATAAAGATATTTTAGATAAAGCTGCAAAAGGCACCGCTGCTGCAGCCGCTGCTGGAGCAACAACCCAAACAGCAAGTGCCGCTACTGGTTTAAGTGCTTTTGTACAAGAGACAGTTCAAAAAGTAGGAACGATTGGGGTCGCTGGAACTATGTCCATAGGTAGTGGAGCTTACTTCCAAGCTAAGACAACAAAAGAAAAAGGTACTGAGATAGCTGTTGTGGCAGAACAAGAGCATAAAGTATTTTCTAATTTAAATGATTTTACTGAAACAACAATTGGGTTCCAACCTTTCGGAGGTGTTACCGAGGCAATTGTAGAATATGCCGAAAAAGGTTATGGAGATGTCATTGGTACATCTGAAGAAGGTTACGAAGGAGGAGAAGGAGAAGGTGAGGAATCTAGCGGTGAAGAGGAAGAGAGTGAAGCCTCAAATGAAGAAACCTCTAACGAGGGCAAAGGAAATGAAGGCGAGCCTACCGAAGAAAAGAATAAAGAAGGTGAAGAAGAAGCTGTTAAAGAAGAAGAATCTGTAGAAACCGAAGAGAAAACTGAAGAAGAAACCGAAGGGGAAGAATCAGAAGAGGAGTCTAACGAAAACGAAGAGGAAAACGAAGAGAAAAACGAAGAGGAAGAAGAAGAGTCCGAAGAGGGCGAAAAGAAGAAAACAGATCTTGAGGACTCAGAAGAAACAATAGAACTAGAAGAAGATGATCAGGTCACTCAAGTACCTGATGTTATAACCAGATAATACTATGGGAGATTTATTCGATAAAATACTAGCCCCTTACATGGGGTCTATGCCTGAATTTATTATTTCGATATTAGGCTTATTAGGGACTCTTTCTTACATAGTCCCCGAAGATAGTAAATTGGGCAGGTTATTGGGTAAGTTAACGGGTAATCTAATTAAACTTAAGAATTTTATACTAAAAAAGAAGAAATGAAGCGCACACTCATAACTTTACTCTCAATTATTTCTGTAGCTAAATCTGCTGTTATTACTTCTGTAGAAGGGAATATATTCCTGATAAACCCTACAGAAAACCCTAATATTAACCCTTTAGTCAATATTCAAAGACCGATTGAAATCAGCAATGAGGAAATTGTAGATATAGCCGAAAGTAAAGATAAAAAATTAGACATGGTTATTACTTGGGACGCAGATGAAGAACAGATTTATGATTTTTATGACGCCCCAAATTGGAATTTTTCACAATCAGATTCTCAGGAATTAAATAGAGATTTTCCCATCTCTAATATATTGACTATAACAGACGCCCTAATACTTGAAGATAGCCCCTCTTATTCAAACATTGAAATTAATGATGGGTTTTCAGTGACATTAATATCTACGGATTTTACCTTCCAAAACAACAATGGCTTCACAGGAGTTGAAGATGATGAAAATGTGTATTCAGTTTTAAATATAACTGAAGGTTCAAGTATGGATGCTATGTTTTCTGCAATTGGTCTAAAGATAAATGTAGATTCAACTAGTAGTTTAACATTACGAGGAGCTGGGGACTCAATCAATAGTCAGATAGAAAGATCTATCGTTAATTTATCTCCAAACGCGCAGCTCACTCTAGATTCAATAGAGGAGTTTTCAGAACAGGGTGATGATATTTATTTGAATGGTGTATCGTTCTCCCAAAACCCATCTATTTTAAAGTTCAGTGGTACAACGGGTACTGCGATCCCAGAGGTGAATTTTATTCTTTTTAGCGCCATACCTATAATACTACTTCTTAATAAAAAAAGACGCTCATAAATAACCAAAAACGGCATCCGTAAGGGATGCCGTTTTTTATTTAATCGAAAAGCTCTCTTTCTAACTTCCTGTATCGAGCGTCAGAATGCCAGACTTCATCACTCTGAGGGGTGTACGTCCCCTCCTGAGTCTGAACTGGAATCCCCGCCTTGAGCTTTAAGGAAGACGGCTGATATATGTTTAAAGTCGTCGTTTTCGGACTTGAGCCGCCGCCGCAGGAGGTCAGCCCGATCAGAGGAGTTACTATCACCAGCAGCCCGTAATTCTTCAATTTCATTAATAAGTTCATTTTTTATCTTTCTATGGTTGTTTTTAATTTCAAAAAAAGCCAATTTATTCCTTAATTCAAGGTACAATTTAAGACTTTGAGCCAGAGTTTTAATCAAGGACATCATACTTCTTTTATATACACTCCAAAACTTGTTTCCACTCCATTTCTCCAATTACAGAAGTCAGTTTAGTAATGTCTGCCTTAGTAAACTTTTGGTACTGTCCTTTTAAGTTCGAAGGTAGAGCAATCTGCTTGACTTTTGCGCCAGAGTTCTCAGCCATCTTGTCAGCAATGTCTTTAAATGAAACAGAATTACCAGTCCCGACATTATAAATACCAGAGTCATCATGATGAAGCATACGATAATGCACCTCACAAACGTCTTCGACGTTAACAAAATCTCTGCTTGCTTTGGTCCTAAAAACTTTGATCTCTCCATCTTCTTGAACTTGTTTGATAAATTTAGTTATCGGGCTTGCTTGATCACCCTTGCCTTCTTCGTGTTGACCATAGACATTAAAATATCTAAATCCTTGATACGGATGATCTTCATTTAACAACCAATTGTCAAACATATATTTACTATATGCATAAGGGCTTAGAGGGGTACAGAACTGGTCTTCCTCAAAGGTCTCTGCCAAACCGTAGACTGAAGCACTACTTGCATACTGAAATTTTATTCCCATATTCGCACACATTTGATAAAGTGTGCCAGAGAATATAAAATTCTCATTTAATATTTTTTTTAGATCTTTCTCTGTTGTACTAGAATTAGCACCGAGGTGGATAACAGCATCAACCGCATGAAGATCAGGAAACTTCTTTTTAGAAGACTTAAGATCAAAACCTATAACTTCAAGACCCCTCTTTGACAAATAAGGGCAGAGATTCTTACCAATAAAACCTTCGCTACCAGTAACAACAACCCTTTTCATGTAGGATTATATTAAAGATCTCCAGTATCTTCAACAACTTCTTTGATGTCATTTAAAAACGGATAAGCATTTAACAAGTCCTGATGCTGGGCAAATGATTCATCGTCCCATCCCCATTCAGAAAACTTTTCTTCATCGTCCCAAGCCAGAACATCTTCTGAAGCCATAGAACTAACAGGCTTCTTAGACCAGAACTTACAACTCCAGTACCTTGGGGTAGTTTTATCTTTAGCTGTATCACATTTATGCCTAGCCCTAAAATTCCTTCGCCTAGCTGGGTCATCTCGCTTGATTTCCATATTAGGATCACCAAACTTTACCATAACGACATTACCTGTTTTAGGGTTTTTAACATAAACCCCAAACTTTTTCTTACCACCTTTAAGTCGAAAAGGTTTATTTAAAGTCTTTTTTTCAGCTTCAGAGTAATCAATATCTTCGATATCTTGATCCGATTCTGTTGAAGCATCAATCTTAACAAAATCCAAACGAGCTAAAGCAAAATCTAATTCATCAAAATCAACGAACCCTTTACCCTGCTCTTCTAGATAATACTCTTCAGACCCTTTTGCAACGTCTTGATCTGCAGCACGGTACGACTTCTTAACCTTGCCTCCACGAAGCATCTTTAAGAACATATTGACCCTAGCCATCGCCCACTGACCTCTAGTCTTGTTGGGACGGTGACTAGAGCTAAAAGCACCAGAACCACGGCGATAGATCTTCTTTAATTGACCTAAAGTCGCTTTTTTGGAATACTTCTCATTATGCTCTTTTACTTTATTTTTAAGAGCCGTAACAACCTTTTCTGAAAAAGTAATTTTCTTTCCATCTTTCCCTGCGCTGCCCTTCTCATTTTTAGAAGAGCCTTTTTTACGCTCACTAGGCTTAGAAGGGGTCTGAGCGCCACCCTTAGGGCCAGAACGTTTAGCAGACTGAGATTCAATGAAATTTTTAGCTTCTTTAGAAAAATCGTATTCCATTTGCATTCAATTACACTTCTTTTTCAAAAACTTCTAAATATGTTTTGTTTTTTTCTTCATCTGACATAGAAGAGAATTGCTTATTCACTTCATTAGCAGTCAAAGCTGAAACAATATCTATTAATTCTGTAAAAGAGATGTTTGAAGCCATCCGATTAACCAACTCTTTTTTGAGTTCAGTCTCTTGTTCTTCAGTCATCTTTTTGTTCGTAGATCCTCAAATCTGGCTGATTAGTATTAGCCTCTTTGAATTTATTCTTAAAGCAAACAATCTTAAAAGATTTGCCATTAACTTTAATGCTACCCGAATAGAAAGATTGATTAGATCCATCTACACGCCATAAAGCACCAACTTCTCTTTCTGACCAATCAGAGCTTTTTTTATTATTATCGTTATTATTTTCCATAATTAATTTCAGATTTTTTATTTTTAGGTAAAAGATTGTAACGCTTCTTTAATCTACGGTAGATTCTTTTTTGGATTGGTTCACAATTATGCAAATCTACATTGCATATCCTTCTTAGTTCTTTAGATTTTTTTCCACTCATATGAAGTTAACGGGGGCGCTAGCCCCCGTATTAGTTAAGCAAGATTCACTGACGCGACACTAGACTTAGCTAGCTTACGCGATTGGTTCCTATTTCGGTCGTACACATGAATGTAGGAGTTAGTTTCATGCATGAACTGAGCGTTCACAACATCTCCCTGAGTTGTGTAAAGGCCAAAAAATCGACCCTTAGATTCCCGAATAGACCGCAAAGCAGACGTTTGCTTTCTTGTTAGCTTCTTCATATGCTTATGTTAGGTACATTGGGTGTATTTTTCAAGCTTTTTCTTTTATATCCGACAAGTTTATCAATGATTGTCTCTCAAGCAGCTTGTCTGTAATAAATTTGTTGATTACAGACTCAATCTTTTCTTCCAAGATACTTAAAGACGATATTTTACTGCAAAAATCTTTTATAAAATTAAATTTAAAATCTAGAGAAACACAGCTAGCAGAAAGAGAGTTCTTTATCTTATTCAATTTTTGCCACAAAACCCTCCTAATATCTTTCTCCGTCAACTTGTGAAGAAATAATTCACAATCAAAATATTGTTTTAACTCTGAGAAGACCACAGATTCAGGATCTTCCAAGTCTGAATTAAACCCCATAGATTTCGACTCAACCAGAGAACTCGTCAAGAATATTTTGCAATTTGTAAAATCTGCTATATCGCCATTGCTCATCTGGATCTGACCTTCTTTAAATATCTGAGCGAACAAAGTCTTTGCTGATGCATGTACCTTGTGAAAATCATCTATAATAATTATACTATTAGGGTGTATATCAACCTTCTCGCACAAAGATGTATTGTTATTCTTCTCTGAAGCTATCTTATAAGACGCCAATTCATCTGAAAAATGGACTCCGTTGTAAAACAATATATTAGCTCCACTTTTCTCTAAATCTTCTTTGAGTAAAGAGCAGAAAAAAGTCTTCCCTGTAGAAGATGCTCCACTTAGACAGTAAGTGCTTGGAGAAGAATTCTGCTTGTTGTTTAACTTAAAGTTAGAAATGAAAATCTCCTTTTCTAAATCTTTTATCATTTTCTTATGGCCAACAAAGGTCTTAGAAAGATTAGAGACGACATCTTCCAATATATTAGGTTTACATAAAGGATTCTCTTTCTTTGAATAAAAATCTTTTAAATGCTGAGTCGTTACTTCTGGAGCTGTATCAGACATCTTCTCAGACCAACTCTTTAACCTAGTACTCATACAAGACATTAGATCTTGATAAACTCCTCCTGAAGAAATACTCGTTACGATTTCATCTTGGAGTTCTTTTATCTCTGGGTCTAAATCCCAATAATTAACTTTAGATTGCGCCCCACAGTGATCTATAACATCTATAGCCTTATCTGGATAATACTTATTGGGAGTGTACTTCTCACAGTAGTCCATAACACTATTTATAAATCCTTCTGAATATTCTACGCCATGAAAATCTTCATAATACTCTGTTATAGAAGGTAATATTTGCTTCATTTGAAACTTGGAGGGCTCCTTGATAGTCACCCTTTCAAATCTACGGTCTAAAGCAGAATCTTTTTTAATTGTGTTTGTATATTCGTTTACAGTCGTCGCTCCAATACAACTGACTGTACCACGAGCCAATTCAGGTTTAAGGATGTTAGAAGCTTCAAGGGAATTTTCTGTAGTACCTCCCGCTCCGACTAACGTATGTATTTCATCTATAAAAATAATAATATTATTATACTTTTTTACCTCGTTAACAAACTTCTCCAAACGCTCTTCAAATTGACCCCTATACTGAGTGCCTGCGACCATGCTAGACAAGCTCAGAGAATAAATAACTTTATTCGCTATTAACTCTGGGACTTCCCCGTTTACAATCTGAGAGGCTAAACCCTCAACAAGCGAAGTCTTACCTGTACCTGCTGGACCAACTAAAATAGCATTTGGCTTCTTCTTCCTACAGAGAATTGTAGCTATCTCAGAGATTTTATCGTCGAAATCGACTATTTTATCAAACTTTTTGTTTGCAGCTTTAATGTTTAAATTTTCAGAAAATTCAGCCAAGATCTTGTTTTCTTCAAACATATCTATTATATCATCTGGATAATCCACACTCTCTTCTTCAGCCCCTTCATTTTCCAAGGAGAGATCAGAGTCTTTGATAAAAAGAGTAACATCTGTCACAATATCAGCCAAAATAGAATCAGACATTTCGGAGTCTAATTCTGCTATACACTTAGGAGCAGTATCCCTGTTGAAGAAATTAAGCAGGAATATCTCTGGAGGGATATAGTCAAGATCATACACCTCGTAAGCAGTCTGCTCACAATTTTGAAAAAACTCCCTTACTTTAGGAGAATACCCCGAAGAACATTTTTTAGTCTTCTTTTTAGAATCGATAACTCTAGCAGAGTCATATCTAAGAATCTCAATTAGACTATACTTTTCTAAAATTGAATCACAAGAAAGACTTGGGTTCGAAATAAAACTATGGAATAGAATGTCTAAGTCTAAATTATACCTATGAAGTTCCTCCGTAAGTGCTTTAGCATTCTCAATAACCCCCTTCATCCCCGCTGTAAATTTATACTCTGTCATTTTCCTTTAGTATCCTTCAACTTCATTAAAACCTTTGTCTCTATAATCCTGATTGTATTCACGAAATGAGTAGAATCATTCTTAACGGCATTTAAAACTAAAATATCTTCTTTCTTTACTTTATTGTGCTCTAAAAAATTCGTAAGCTTCTCTTCCCTTCGATTGTCCATCAATAAAAACCTACAAGATGCAGTGTTATCGGAAGCTTCAATCAGCATATACTTATTCCCATTTTGAGAAGTCTTCGTGAAAAAATCTTTTACTTGGCAGACTGTTTTAAACAGAGTCTGATTAGATAATTCACCAATTTCTTTCAAAGACTGAACTTGCCCCCCCAAAGATTCGACGAAACAATCTCTTAGTTCATGAGAATAACTATAACCAAGCAAGCTGTTCTCATACCACCAGTCAGAAAATTTTTGATGTTTAATGTTCTCTTTGTACATCTCCCTGTACCTTGAGTATTTTTTCTTAAATGTCTCAAATCGACTCTGTTTCATGATGGGCCTGTTATCGTCACCCAAAGCTTGTGTCTCTACAACTTCTGAAATGGAGTTCAAGATATCAAACCCAAATCTTTCTCCCATCTTTACAAAATTTCTTTTTTCTCTATCAGTAAGCAAGTTAAATGATTGAGCTTCTAAAACTAGTCTACTTCTATCCTTATTGTCTTGGTCCATAGCCCCAGCTTGGATTAAAGCTGACAATATAGAAATATTAATTTTACATTCCTTAGCAGCTGTGAAAACCTCGTACTTATTGTTGAATTCCATGCCTCTGAAATCAACCAAGCTTTGCAGTGACTTTATGGAAATACCTTTGATGCTATTTAAGCCGTAACGAATATTCCCATCTTCGATCTTGAAGTTAATAGAAGATTTAAATAAACTAGGCGGTAAAAGCTTAACCCCAAAATCAGAAAGCTCTTCATTCACTCCAGTAATAGTACCTAAAGGATCTGGCTCAAATTCAGAAGACTCAAGAACAGATAAGAAAAACTCTCTAGGATACTTGTATTTTAAATAAACTGTTTTCGCAGCCAAAGATGCGTAAGCAAAGCTGTGAGACTTATTAAAAGAGTAGTTCGCAGAAGCATCTAGAGCACTCCAATAAAAATCACTAATTTCAGAACTTAACCCCAACCCCTCTGCAGCTTGATAAATCTTATCTTTCCAAGCTGGCATTTCATCAACCTTTTTCTTACCAACAATTCTACGAAGAACCTCTGCCTCCTCTAAAGTAAGCCCAAATACTTTATGAGCAATCTGCATTAATTGTTCTTGGTACAAAATAACATTCTTAGACCAAGAAAGAATCTCATCTAATTCTGGATGCAAGTTTAACTCTGTAGGCGAATACTTCTGTTGACAATAAGTATCTACAAATTGCAAAGCAGCAGGTCTACCTAAAGCCACAACATCAGAAAGCTCATCTAAATTTAATGGCTTAACTGTTTTGCATACTTGGAAGTTAGTATCCGCAGAGATTTGGAACAGGCCAACAGGATGATTAAAGTTTTGGAAGACCTCGTAAACATACTCGTCATTTGGATCGACATCTTCTATTGTGATTCCTATTTTTTCACAAGTTTTGTGAGCAATAGTCAAAGTACGAAGTCCCAAGATATCAAACTTAACCATTAAGTCTGCTACATCGTTCATATCATAACCTGTAACTAAATCATCGTCTTTTGTCTTCTGAAGTGGGACCACATCTTGAATAGTTTGAGAACAGATAGCGATACCTGAAGGATGCACTCCAGTATTCTTAATTAGATTTTCTATTTTTCTGGCGTTCTGATAAGTTACCGTGTTTTTCGAAGCCCATTGATCAAACCTCTCGTTATCTTGCCTTGATTCCTCTAGAGAACATACCTTGCCATGTTGCTTGGGGATCATATCGCTGACTCTGTTAGCCTCGATCTCTTTAACAGCATTGAAATATTTAGTAGCTTCCCTTATACAGAGTTTAGAAGAAAAAGTGTTAAAGGTTAAAATTTTTGCAGTCCTACCTTCATGCTTCTCTTCGATATATTCGATAACCTTTTGTCTTTTTTCGTAGCTGATATCTGTGTCAACATCTGGCAATAAACTCCCAACCAAGAACTCTTTACCTTTTAGATCCTTTACAGTCTTAGCTCGACTCTTAGATACAAATCTCTCAAAGAATAAACCATGAGGTATAGGATCAATATCTGTAACACCTAAAAGGTACAGCACAAGAGAACCTGCCGCAGATCCTCGACCAGCCCCTGTAGGGATATCGTTTTCATGGCAGTAATTTAAGATATCCCAGTTTAGTAAAATATAATCGGTAAACCCCAACTCCTCAAATGTTTCCAACTCCTGTTCCGCCCTCTCAAAGTAAACAGATTTATTAGGTTTTTTTACAAATCCTTTCTCTCGCAAAGCTCTTCTCGTAAGCTCATACATAATCTCTTTTGTAGAGCTATCTGAATCTAAGCCTATAGAATCCAAAACTTTTTTATCAACCAGTGTCTTGGGGAGTTCTACCCCAGCTGGCTCACAATCATCGTAAGTGGTAAAATCTTCAAACATTATAGTCCCATCGTTTTTTTAAGCTCAACAAAAACCTTGTAGCACATCTCAATATCGTACATGGCATTGTGTAATTTTTCCTCGTCGAAGTCAATCCCAAAGTATTTCAGAAGTTGATTCTGAGATACTCTAGACTTCAAGCTCCTGTCATGAATTATTTTGTATTGCCAACTAAGAAAGTTGTTTTTGGGCTTTCTTAATTCTTCTCTACATGCCTTACCTAAAGCACGAGTATCGTATATGCGATTAAGGTAAGAATAATCTGGAGTTTCCCCCAACATTCTCTGCAATTCAGCTATCATATAAACATCAAATCCAAGTAGATTTTGCCCTATAACCTTGTATTGAGGATCGTACAAATATTTCTTAAAGTCACCCCATACTTTTCTAGGACTTTCTTTAACCTTATTATAATAATCCCAAGAAAAGCCTGTCAATTCTTCAATGTAAGGGGAAACCTCAAGGTTTTTAAAACTAATATATCTATCATGTCTTTCTAGAACCCTGTTGCCTTCACAGACAATCCAAGCCAACTGCCAAGGTCTAGAAGAATGAAGATTTAATCCTTCTGTCTCCGTATCGAAGACAATATATTTTTGATTATACGGTAGCATCTTTATAAGACTCCCAACAGAATTCATCTGAACAGAAGTGATCTAAGTTAGGTTTGTGAAAAACAGGCGATCTGCCACCAGAGCGATTACAAACAGCCTTGTACATTTGAAAAGCATGGAAGTCATCCTTGTTTTTGTAGAAAATACTTTTAGTCGGAATTGTCTTAATACCAGCTACACCACCATCTACAATAGTATTATCCAAATCTTCGATAGCTCTTTTTAATTGGAAATCAAACGGATGCTTGTTGTCCTCCGAGAAATAAACATGGTCTAGATTATCTAGGTTTAAATGAGACATCCCAAAATGAAATAAATTATTATAAATATAAGAATCATAGAATGGGACTGCCACTTTAATATCCAAGAAGTCTTCTTTAGTGTGATCCCCAAGTACCAGAGCTTTTTGAGTGCTAACATAAGCTTTCGTATAAAGATCTCTGATCTTCTTCATCCCCTTGTTATTCTTCGCAAAGAAGATTAACTTACTAGGAACTTCGTCTGACTCGTCATTGATGACAGGAAGCCTAATGCCAAATATTAACTTAATACTTCTATCTCGAAAAGCCTCGTTAAACTTCCTAAAACCGTAGAAAGTGTCCTCGACCAAGACGACTTCTTTTAACGAATTTATCTCAGCGATATTTATAATATTGTCCAGCGTTAGGATAGACCTCCCTACGCTAAACTGGCTCTTAAACAGTGGGATCACGCAATGATCTTAGAGAAGATCTTGATCCTTGTCAAATGAAAACGAAGGGCATCCAGAATATTGCCTTTGCTCAACCTTAAATCCCTTCCCCTCTTCTTTCAAGACTTCTAGATCGCGCTTTGTATAAGAAGACTTTACATAATTGCCTTCTTTATCTACTAGCATAAAGTACTCAAAAGGAAACTTAAAAGGACAATGCCACATGAGATCCCCATTCTTTTTCAACTGCCCCACTCTGTCTGCTCTCCCGCAGACTATCTTGCCAGCAAAGCCATCTTCTTTTTTAGGATAACCCTTATCCCAAGCCAACCCACTTTTAGCTGTATGTTCGCTAAAGTTGTTTATAACTTGCTGGATCTCTGTTAAGAAATACTCAAACCCCTCTAGGTCAACATCGTCTAAACGCTCCATCTCCAAAAGACCCTCCCCCTTTAGGTCAAACTTCAAAAACAAAAATTCCATCTGGCGCTTTAAATATTCTGGATAGAGATACTTTATCGCGAGACAGTACATAAAGTCTTGCATATTATCTGTATACTCCTTCCCCTCGAAGATACTCTTGGAGGTTTTAAAGTCACGGATAACAGCAGTCTTCTTTTTCTTAAAGAGAAAGAGCTTATCGATGAATCCTAATATTCGATAATTCTTACCTTCTTCATTTACAGAGATATCAAAGTCCTTCTCAGAAATACCTTCCGTAGGCTTGCCATTTTCATCTCCAAAAAAATCAAAATTTAAACCCTCAACTGTCATCTTGTTGATCAAGTCCATATTTTCGAAATCCGAAATCTCGTACTTACTTGCGTACGCTTCCACCATTCTCTTAATCGGAGGGCTAACATTAATGTCCTGAGCTTTAATGATAGCCTTGTAGTGTTTCCTGTGCCTTGGATTCCCTAAGTTCTCGAAAATCGCATGACAGATTGTCCCTCTAAGAGAACCGTGATTGGACTTGTCAGGTAACCTTAAATGATACTTAGCCCAGTATTGCCAAGTACAAGTTTGTAGTGTCTTTATCCTAGACGCTGATAATGGCTTATTGACTGTCTCAGGCATAGTGAAATTTAAACTTCTTTTCAAACTTCTTGAGATTAGCAGCAAAAGATTTATTGACTCCTTTTGTATTCATCTCTTTAGCGAAATCCAAAACACGGGACATGGAGTCCTCATGAGACATATTGTAGCTAAAATCAACATATTTTTCTATATTTAATTTACTCATTTCCCCAAAATCATTTTCTGGAGGCGGGGAAAAATAAATATTCTCAAAATCAATTATATCAATTAATTTAAATATAGATTTAATAGCTCCTTGAAAGCCCCTGTTTGAATCTGATTCGAAATCATTATTAAAGGCTAAATAGATTTTGTTTATTGGTAGGGAGTTTAGCTTTGAGATAAACTTCGGAGAGATGTTCAACCCAAAAGAAACGAGTACATTTTTCACACCCGCTTCGTACAATGAGATACAGTCACCGATAGATTCCACTATGTGAACAGAACCAGAATCTATGATAGCATCTTGTATATCCTGTATAGAGAAAAATGGATAAAACCAATTAGAACACTTGCCCATATGCAGCCATTTAGGTCTTTTGTCGTCCGTAACTTTCCTTCCAGAAAATCCATGTATGCGACCGTCCTGTCTCAATATGGGGAAGATTACCCTCTGGTACATTTTCCCAGACATAGCCAACCCACAGCGAAACTTCTTTAATGTCGATTCTGAGATCCCTCTATCAAGGTAGAAATCATAATGAGGTAGCAATCTATTTAAAGACGATGTTGGATATGTTTTTTCTTCAGTCAAAAGATTTTTTTTAGGGATTCTGTGATTAATTGTTACACTATCCTTCTTGATATAAGAAGAAATGACTCCTTTGTCATTTGTATTTAAAGTCTTTTGGATGAGAAGTTCAAAAGGAAGAAACATAGAGTCTTCCACGAAGTCCTTCCATACACCCGTATCCTTATAGATTTGAAGAGCGGTAGAATTATCCCCCGCCCTATAAACAGCGTTGGTACGCCAGTAAGACCCATGATCTTTAAGCCTATAACCTAGATCTTCAAGGATTTCTCTATAATCAATCATTCCTCAATAGGACTGGAATAGAATCAACTGGCCCACCTGACTCAACATTAACATCAATATTATTCATCGAATCAACCACATCCTGTAGATCACCCCTCTCTGTTATTCTAAAGTTCTGCATATGCAGGTTTATGAAATTAGACCTGTTTGTACCATCTGGCATTTGAACTGGATTTATAGCCCTCAAAGCATCCCTACCCAAATGCCTCGCCTTTAGGTTTACTAACTTATGCGTTCCGAAAGACTCTCCTTCTTCATGGATTTCTTCTGCAACTTTCTTTCTCAATAAAAACAAGTGAGAACAAAATTGAGTAATACCATCTGACAACGAAACAACACTTTCGTCATCTACTATGTTATTAGCTTGGCGATTGTTTGTGATGCCAAGTCGATTAGATTGAACAGAAGTCAACATTGAAACACATGGCTTCCCATCAAAAGAGAGATCCCTATGGATAGTCTGCTTAAACTTATGAACCATATAGGATACCTGTTGCCAACCATCTCCTTTACCCATATTCCCAAAATCACTCTTGATATAATCAAAGCTAAATATCAATGGGTTACCTCGACCTATCTTAGAGTAATAGAACCTTTTAAGAAGAGAGCACATTTCATCTGGGGACATCCCAGCTACATTCTCATAATAAAACTTAAGATTTTTTATCTTACCCCAAGCAGAACGAACTTTCTTTACAACCTCTTCGGCTGACCACTCTTGATAACTAGAAGTTCTCCATTTGCCAGTCTGAAGTAACCAGACTGGAATACCAGTCATAGAAGAACACTGTCGAAAAATAAGTTCCTCCTCGCTCATTTCTCCGTTGTCAAAGTGAAGAACAGGAACGTCATACTTTGCCGAAGTCCTTGTGGAGTAGTCCATGCAAAATTGTGTTTTACCTACCCCAGAGCGAGCTACTACAACTGAAATATTACCCGCCAGTAAAAGAGATCCATACATTTCATTGACCCTTTGATGTGGGCCAAGCATTCCAAACTCAGTTATAGGGTTATTACCCCGCTCCTCTACCACTTCCTCCATCATTTCGAAAAGGTTTAGAGGGCCAGAGTCAGACATCTCAAAATCATTGATGCTGTCGTTGTACATCTGATCAGCCTTCTCGACTATATCAGTGTACTTCAAACTAGGGTCTGCTTTTTTAACAAAAGAAGCCACATCCTTACATGAATTATAAATCTCCCTCCTAGCAGTGAATTTCTTCAACTCTTTCACAGAAGCTAAGAACACCTCTTCAGATATCTTGTAGAAAGCCAAAGAATAAACATATTCAGCAACATCAATACTATCTGGGAAGCTGACTTTCAATTGGATAATTCTTTGTATTAAAATTGTATCGTCTATAGTCTCCGCATTATCCAAAGCGTTTCTAATTAGCTTAAATATAGATATATTTACTTTAGAATCTTCGCTATAAAAATCATTCTCTTTTATAAAGACAGAGATTTCTTCCCACTTATGAGGATGCTGAAGCAAACCACTTAAAGCTTTCTTTTCTAAGTCGTACGAAAAAATCATGGCTCCAGTTCTTTTTCTACGAAAATTTCCACCAACTTAGATAACGCCATATCTACACACGAGTTCTCTGTTTTCGAAGCTACGCTTGGTTGACCCAGATCATTAACATAAAACAAGAAAAAACCTTTATTCCCTCCGTTTGGAGAACCCGTACAATCATACATCTTTGTTAGGATTGATTGCGGTATTGCCATAACCTCATCTTTATTGTAATTCATATAATATCTAAACCCTTAAGCAATTCCTCACTTAATTTATCTGACTCTAGTACTCTAGCAAGCTTTATATTATTGATCTCGCAAAAGTACTCCTTCTTATCATCTCTCTGAAGCTGGGCTAAAAACTTTTGCCTAGAATTAGAGTGAAAAAACTTATTAAATTTATAATGTTGATTCCCGTCTACCTCAACAGCTATCTTTCGACTAGCATTATAGAAATCAAGAGTCATCCTCGTACCTGCTACGGGAAGCTCTTCAAATACAATATCTGCAGCCCAATGCTTGTAAAGAAGATCCTTAATTTTTTTTTGGATTTTGCTTCGGCAAGCTTTATCCCAATTTATCAAATACTTCGTAGAATTCTTTATCTTGTGCTGCCTACCTGTAGTTGTCAAAAATATCATTTCAAGATCTTCTCTTGTACAAATTCTTTTAAGGCTAGTGTCATAGCAGTATCCTGTTCAAGATGTTCGTAAATCGAAGCCATGCCTTGAAATTTTGGTTTAATTTCTAAACCTTTACCCTTCAAGTATGAGACAACCTCTTCGTCTACAGAGAACCAAGCTCCTGCTTTCTCTAAAAAGCCCCACATCATAAGCATCTCTACGATCTCACGCTCAATCCATATCGACTTCCCTTTCATCCGACCATGTTTAATTGGATACTTTATGATCTGACCTGTCGTTTCGTTAGTAGACTTGCAAATCAGAACCTTAGCCATATGACCATAGATCTTATTATCTGAAGTTATTTGCTGATTAGGCTTCTCTAAGATCTTGTCTGATTTGTTTTGTTTTTGGAACTCAAGAATCCAATCAGGATAGTGAAGAGCTGCATTGCCACCGCTGGCGGTTGTTTGATTATTTGGGTCGCCCTTAGCGTAAGGGTTTACATCAATTCTCGACCGAACCTGAGAGATTAATATACACATATGACCAAACTTTGCCATTCCAATACTAACTCGTTTCAAAAAATCTGAAGTCATTAAAGCACCAGCAGCAACTTTTGCGGCATCGCTGGTCGTTTTATCAAGTTCAGCTTTAGGAAGCAAGCCATCCATACTGTCGATGACAATGCAAAATTTTTCTTTATCAGGATTATTCCTGAGAAGACCTCTTAAAAAATCAAAGACTACATCAAAAACATTACACTCAAAAACCAAACAAGTACCGCAAACCCACTCTTCTGGAGAGAAAACAAACTTTAACCCCGATCTCTCTTGAATATCTTTAGACAATCTACCTTCAGCTTTAATAAAAACCCCTTTTGACTTATCAATAGAGTTAACCATATTAAGCATAACATGTAACGCTTCATTCGTTTTCCCTCCTTCATTAGCACCCACAAAACGATGGACTCCTGCGGCCAAGCCGCCTCCTAAAAAGGAGTCTAGAATCATCGACCCACTTGAGACAAGATAATCATCAGCCGTCTCTTCAAGATTGTAATGGTAGTCTTTTGTGGACTTAAAATACTGAGTTGTGAACTCTTTAGTGCTTATCTTACTCATCGTTTAAAAAATTTCTTAAGGTTGGTCTTTTTGGGATTTCTATATCTTCTCCTATTTTTTCTAGATGGTCAATCATTTTCTCTGTATTTTCTGGATTGTACTCAAACTCAAGCTTTTTCTTTCGGAGATACTCCTTGCCATCCTTGCTGAAAAAATACTTTATCGACCCTTCGAATTTAAATGGAGGCTTGACTTTCCCCAAAAAATCCAAGTCATTTTCGAAGTTTTTAAAAATACTTGTGGCGACCATCATATCCAACTTCATATCTTCAGACTTCCCTCCACACAGCATCCTCTTTATGAATTCTTTTCTTTCTTTAAAAAAGGGTTTTGGAGATTTAGCCTTAGTTTTCAAGGTAAAGGTGTAATTACAGTCAGAACAAGACAATGCCCTAGCTGCTTGGAGAGAGTTGCAGTTAGGGCATTGCTTTTTACCTCGTGGCATAATGACTATGCTATAGAAAAATGTAGATAAGTCAAGACAAATCATTCATAACCATTTTCCTCACAAGTCCATTAAAATCTGTTTTTGGTTCCCACTTAAGTAACCTACGAGCATCCGAGGAATCACCCAAGAGAATTTCTACTTCAGCTGGCCTATAAAATTCTGGATTAATCCTCATTAACGTCCGACCTTCATGTACATACTTCTCATCCACGCCTTCCCCAACCCACTCGCACTTCTCTACAGCGAAGCCAGCGAAATTAAACGCTTGTTCTACGAATTCTCTAATCGTATGGGTTTCATTAGAAGAGAGGATATACTCTCTAGGCTCTTCTTGATTTAACATTAACCAAACACCTTCTACAAAATCTTCAGCATCACTCCAATCCCTTTTTGCATCAATATTACCTAACTCTAGAGGTTTAAAATCATTTAAAATGTACTCATTTTTGATACGAGCCACATTCTTGGTGATCTTACGGGTGACAAACTCTTCTCCGCGACGAGTTCCTTCGTGGTTAAATAACCACCCTTGTATTGCGAACAAATTATAAGAGTCTCTCCACACCTTTACCATATGCCTAGCACTAGCCTTAGACACCCCATAGGGGCTTCTTGGACGTAAAGGATGAAGCTCTGACTGAGGGAAACATATAACGTCTCCAAACTCCTCTGAAGAGCCTGCATTGTAATATCTACATGTAGGGCAATGCTTGCGGATTGCTTCAAGCTGGTACAGCACAGCCATAGCATTTGTCTCCATATGGTTAACTGGCATCTTCCAACTTACCCCAACAAAAGAGTTAGCAGCAAAATTAATAAAATAATCGGGTTTATGCTCTGCTATAACCAGCTCTGTATTAGCTTGATCAGCGACATCTAAGTCGATGAGTTTAAATCGAGGATTGTCTAGTAGATGAGCAATATTATCGTGGTTTTTAACACTCAATCTGCGAACACCAGCTACAACAGTATGCTCAGTATTCTCCAAAAGATAATCCGCCATAAAGCTTCCATCTTGACCTGTCACACCAGTGATGATTACTTTTTTAATATTCATTCAAAGAAATCTTCTGAATTTATGTTCTTATCGTCAACAAAAAGATCATAAATCGGCTTACCAAACTTTAGGTCATGGTACTTGACTTTAAATCTTTCGAATTGTTTTTTCGTCACATCAGACCAATCCTTGCCGCTTCCAGTCCCCCTAGCAGTCCAATAAATTATAGTATTACCTTCGTCATATAATTTATTTATTTTTTCTATCCTGTCGTACATCGGTTGACTATTTTCATAGTCCATGTTCTGAGTCATAAGAATAGTTTCATCTATATCAACGTAAATAGTCATTTATTTTTATATAAAAGTTCAGCTACTTTAAATTGCCATTCATAATCGATATCAAAGCATTCCAACTCGTCAATAGGATGAAGACTTATGCCACCTTCCTTTTGGAAATCACCCATAAACTTATTTTTAGAAATAAGGTCCATTCTTGATGCATACAAAACATGAGCTGCTTTATATGTTATATCAACAGCTTTTGTATTCATAATTGTCTGATCAATAGGCCAAGGAGTTATCAACTTGCCTTTATCATTCCAAAAATAATCTTTTTGTTCTATAACTCCAAATAAATTTTCAGACTCTTGCCACAAAAATTTTTCAATAAAATCGTCTATAGTCTCTATACTCAACAGAGGAGAACACAAGTTTACTTTAACTACGTATTTGTACGGGAGCTTGTCATGCCATTCGTAGATCTTCTGCAATGAATTGTCATTATTAGCAGACTCGGCACTTCTTTTAAAAATATTAACTGCATGAGAGTTTGCTATTTTAATTAACTCTTCTTCACAAACAGAAGCAAAAATATTTTCTTTAGGAATAATCCTCGACTCAGTTAATTTTTTTAACCCAATATCAAAAAGACTAGAACCTGCAAAGGGTCTTATCATTTTTCGAGGGACTCTTTCAGAATTAAGTCGAGCTTGAGCTATTATAGCTACATCTTTTATATTTTTCATTTCTTTTTAAGAATTGCTAACAAGCAAGGTTTTTGACACCCATCTTCTGAAATACTCAGTACTTCAAAATATTCTTCAAATACTTCCGCTAAAGAATCTTCAGAAAAATAATGAAAATGTCCATCCCAAATTTTATTCGGAGGATGAATTATTCTGTTAATTGGAACCTCCAAAATAAGGAGATTAGAACAAACTTTAGAACATTTTTCAACGAAAGCCCGCAGGTGTTTTATGTGTTCTAAAACATGCCAGCATGTAACGACATCATAAGTCCTATCAAAATCTAAGGAGCAAAAATCTCCTTCGTAAACTTTAAATTTATTTTTCTTTAGGTGATTTATGCAAATAGAACTTATTTCTTGACACTCAATATCAAAACCAGAAGACCTTAATTTTAAAGCAAACGTGCCTCCTCCAGAACCTATGTCTAGGACGCTACCCTTTTTACAGAACTCTTGTAATATATCTAATCTTCCATTGCATATATTATTTCTTTTTTTATGAAAAAATTCTGTTATCTCTCCATCTAAAATCTCAGATTCAGATCTTGTCCCATGAGAATTAGTTCTATATTCACTCTTATGATATTTTAAAGTATCTCCTAAAAAATTAACGTAAATATGTTTGCAGCTAGGGCATTTGTAAATATCCTCCCCAATAACAGAATAATTACTTCCGCAAATGCAACAATTCATAATTTTGAAATACAGGTTTGAATGGCTTTTGAAAATTTTGCTTTTGATTTTTTCATGTACACTTCCCTAATTCTATTCCAATTATTTATATAATCAGCATCCGAAGTTATTTTTATATACATATTATTTAACTTCTCTTTCAAAAAATCATCTTTAGTTTCCAACATGTAATCCTCAAATCCGTTTAAAATACAATAATCCCTGACTTTTGGCTGACTACTTAGCGATATACAAGGTACTCCTATTGCAGTAGCCAATATTTGACCATGACCCCTCATAACAATTGCAGACTTAACCCTATTGTAAATAGAAATTGAGTCTATTACATTATCATAATCACAAAATTTCGATATGAATTCATTATCTCTAGGGACAACATAATCAAAAATTGCAGGCATCAAATCTTTAGGGGTATGAGGTAAAACCTTTAACTTATTTTCAAGAACCCAATGAGTCAAAAAGACATCACTATTATTGGGATACCTATTTGCATTAATTATAGTGCTCGCATTTGTAGCTGGTTGGAATACACAAGATATATCTTTATCTTTATCCTCTACAATATCAGAAATAATAAACCCAGAATCTGGCAACGATTCTATACCTAAATCAACTAAGTCTTGTACTTGCTGTGCAGACCCATCATCTCGCAAAGAAAAATACGAACTCCTTTCTATCAAGCAGCTCAACTGATCCTTAAAGTTACTATTGATTTTAGTATGACCATCAAAAAGATTAATTCCAATAGACATGAAAAATACAGGACAATCAATTTGATCAAAAATTTTATCTGTAAATGGGAGTTTACAACCACTAAAACCTGAATCGGGTTCTAGTAACCCCCCGCCACCAACAACAATAAAATCAAAATCACATTCTTTAAAAAAAAATAATGCCTCTTCCTCTTTCTTAAATTGATTAAAATTACAACTTAGCCAGTTTATTTCTCCCAGCTCTTCCTCAAAAGAACTCCTAACATTATGAAGGGCTATATTGTCTCCTATATTGATGTTATAAGAGCCTATATGTAAGACGTTCTTCATTTTAGTTTAAACTGGATGATAATTATTTTTATATCCCAAGTTCTTAAACACAGTGTCGGGGAATTTTTTTTGAATATATTGCCAAAAAATCTTGTATTGATTAAAATACATTTCGTTATTATACCCGCTCGGCAAAAGGTTTTTATTTTTTTCGAAGGCATGATCTCCTTTTTTTATATACTTAGGTCCATCTAAGCCTACAAATCCTATCTCAGGAGCGCCACAGAAAGCAGCCATTATTATCTGCCTCACACAAATTCCAAGCTTGCCATAGAAGTTGCTATGAAAAACCATATAGTTTTCATAATTATTAAATTTGTAACCCTGCCATTTATGATGGATCTCAAGGCAAACTATAGGATTGTATCGCCGAGTATAATCTAGAAACTTAGAGTCCTCAATATCTAACTCACCAGCTATAGAAGTTAGATCTACTTTTGTTTTATCAAGATTGTCGTTTAAAAAGAAATGATTGCATGACCAAATAGAATCATAGTTATGATTAGAGAAATCAAACTCTCTAGTAGATGGTCCACCTCCTACAATTAGAATCTTTTTACCCTGAAAACTATCTAGAAGTGTATTCCGTGTACAAAAAACGTCTTCATTTACAAATGAATCTTCTAACAGATTATCTGGAAACATATGCCTAGAAATAGAAGTAGCCCAAGTAGAAAATGGGATACTACGTTTTTCATTTTCGAAAGGACTCATTTTCGAAGTTTCTTCCTAACTTCTTTCTCTGTCTCTGTAACACAGATAGAACCATCCCCATAGGATTTTTCTAACTCCCTTATTCCACTGACAAGCTTAAACAATCCTTGAGGCTCTACTGAAGCCATATGATCAGATCCCCACATAGTTCTATCTAAAGTCACATGCCTCTCAATGATTGTAGCCCCCAAATAAACAGCAGCAACAGTGGTACCAAGCCTAAACTCATGCCCACTATAACCGACTTCACAATTATATTTATTCTTTAATGTTTTAACACAGGATAGATTTAACTCTTCTATTGGAGCGGGGTAAGAAGAATTACAATGTAGAACAGCGTAATCAGAGGCTTCACTATCAAGAATCCCAACAGCAACATCTATTTCTTCTTCAGAACTCATTCCAGTAGAAATTATAATTTTCTTACCAGTCTTGCAAGCCTTTCTCAAAAGATCTAAATCAGTGATACTAGCAGAAGCAATTTTAATAAATGGAATGTCGTACTGATCTAGGAAATCAAGACTATCCAAGTCCCAAGGAGAAGCACTCCAAGAAATTCCCTTCTCTTTACAGTAACGATCTATCTCATCGTACTCTTCTTTTTCAAATTCAACCTTGTATTTGTAATCAAGATAAGTCATTTCTCCCCAAGGAGTGTCCCTCATAACTGATTTCTGATGCTCTGGTACGCAGACTTCTGGGTTACGTTTTTGGAACTTAACTGCATCACAACCAGCAGCCGCAGATATGTCTATAAGACGTTTTGCGATATCCAAATCTCCATTATGATTGATTCCGATTTCTGATATTATATATGTTTTTTTCATGCGTTTAAAATTTGTGAATATTGCTACAGTAAATAAGATGATGTTTAATTGAAAAATATTTATAATTCTCTAATAAAATTTCTTTTAATTTTGAAAATTGATCTGTATGTCTGCCATGGACCTCCATCACTATAGTGTCTATCTTCTTAAATAAATCAAGTCTATCGCATTGGAATAAAATATCATACTCTCCGCCTTCGCAATCCAATTTAAATAGATCTATTTGACAATTAATCTCCTGTAGAATCTGATTGAATCTTTTATAAGAAAATTCTTCTTTTGTTATTGCTTTCCCATTTGCCTTCTCAAAGATATCTTTATTTAAATAATCTAAAGAGTCGTCGAAAATTACTTTATGCCCCCCTTTATTTGATTCATGAAGAAAAATTCCATGAGGATTAGAATCACCTATAACACCTTGATTCTCTAAGCAAACATTCTTAAAGTTCTTAAGCCTCTCTTGAGCCTCTTTGTAGTTTCGTCCTACAAGTTCGTAAGAGAACACTTTAGACTTGGGGTACAATTCAGAAATATATTTGCTGAATATTCCTATGTTAGCCCCAACATCAATAATAGTACAATCCTCTTCCAAAGAAAAATTCTTTAGATTATAGCAATCCTGATGGATTATTTCTCTCTCTAAAATTTGTTCAAAATTCATAATACTTCTCTTTTAACTACTTCTGACAGACTACTGGTTTTAGAGATAGTTGTCAATTCTATACCATGAGTGGACAACCATTCAACAATTGAGGGGACTGCTTTAGCATTAGCCTCGATATCCCAAGGTATTTCACAGCCCTTATTATCAACTCCAGATTTATAAAAGTGAGACCCATGAGTATCTAAATCCCAACCCAAAGTCTTTATCTTAGAAACCCCGAAATGAACAGCAAAATACAAAACAGTTTCAAGCATTATCCCAGCTCCCACATTCCTCGTATGAGTCTTAGACAAAAGAAAGTCATCAAAGTTTCTCTTAATCGCTAAACAGTTTTCCTTCCCGACCTCTTCTATCAAGGGGACTTTAAAAAAACAATCTATAGTTTGCTGCGTACTCCATCGAGCACCTAGGGCATAGTTACTACTGCTAATTACAATAGGTCTGTTTTGCTCATCGTATTTATATGGGACTCCTAAACTCCCCAATGGGAAGTTAGAACAATTCCAAAAATGGAAATCACAAATATCTTCCAATCCTTCTACAGCTTGTTTCACACAAAAGACCAATTTACCTTTTAACTTATCCCTAAGTTCTGACTTTTCATAATCATTGTACGAAGGTCCAGTCAACAGAATGTAACATTCTTCGCCTTCGTAAGAGTTGATTAAGTCATCCAAAGAACATCCTTGAGATACAGAAACTTTTAAATCTTTTGTATTTTTATGCATAAAAAACCCTTCTAAGCAAGGAGCCTAGAAGGGAATATATAAATCACTTCCAAGTTACTTGACTTGGATCATTATATCTTTTTGGACTTCTTTTTCAAGAGGTATTTTTATCCTCAATAGGCCATTTTTGTATTCCGCCTCAATAGAATCTTTATCGACGCTCTGATGCAAGGTGAATTTCTTCTTTACAGGTCGTCGAGATATTTTTCTATGGTAAAATTCAGCCTCATTTTCTTTTAGCTCCGATCCTGCCTCAACCTTTAAGGTCTGGCCAGATACAGATACAGATACATCTTCTTGATCTAACCCCACTAGTGCAAACTCAAGAATAAAATTATCATCTTTATCTTGATAAGCATCATAAGGCTCAGAGCCTGAGTACAATGGAGTATTAGCTCGGTGAGCTAACGACTGCATACGCTTGAATACATCTCCCTCAAAAGCTAAGGGAGCCAACATTTTGTTTATCATCATTGTCATACTACTATTTTTAGTTAGTTTTTGTTTTTCTAGCCCCACTTTGGGTACTGGAAATTCTCAGACAATAGAGATATACTAAATCAATCCTCGTCGAATTGTGCTTCGTCGATACGATCTAGTATAAATGCTATTGTTTCGTCGAGTTCTACCTCGTCTGTTAAAATTGTTTGTGGTTCGGTCATAGTGACTATGTATACACATGACCTAAATAATAGGGAATTCTAACCTTCGCAAGATTTACATTCCATCAGAGACCTTGATAACTCTTGACTTGGATTAGCACTCCTTTGGTAATATAAACCTTTTACTCCATTCTGCCAAGCATAAATCATAAGCTGATTAACCTCTTTCATTGGGGTCTTCGGGGCAATCATTAAATTAAGTGACTGACCTTGGTCTAAATATTTCTGCCTTTGAGCCGCTTGTATAACGATCTCTTTTTGGGATATCTCCTCAAAAGTCTTAAAAACCTCCTTGTCTTCGTCAGACATGAATTTTAAGTGCTGTACAGAACCTCCAGTTTTTAGAATACTCAACCAAACTTCGTCATTATCTTTGCCGTATCCTGCCAACGAATCTCTTAAGTAAGGATTTTTGTAAGTGAACTTTCCTTTAGCCAAGTTCTTCACAAAGTAATTTGAGTTTAAAGGCTCAATCGAAGGAGATACTTGACCTAAAATGAATGAGCTACTAGTTGTAGGAGCTATAGCTAAAGTAGTTGTATTCCTGCGCCAATATTTTTTAGCATATAATGGACCGCCAAGAATCTGAAATAATTGACCTGTAGCCTTGTCACTTTTTTTTCTAATCTCTTTAAATATAGAGCTATTAGCCAATTTAGCCTCCATGCTTTCAAATCCGATTTTTTTACTCTGCAAATAAGAATGCCAACCAAGAACTCCCATACCTAAAGCCCTATGGCGTTTAGCAAAGTTATGGGAGGATTCCATAAAAGGAAGATCCTTGGTTTTTTGAATATATTCCTCCATTACCGAATCGAGGAACATGACTAGAGTTTCAATCGCATCAGTTTTAATTATATTGTCCCACTGTACTAAATTCAAAGAGGACAAGCAGCAAACAAAAGACTCATCTTCTGTAGAGGGTAAACTGATCTCATTACAGAGATTCGAAGCAAATATCTCCATCGCAGTTTCCTTGTAACAATCTGGAGCTTGGTTGTTAGCAGTATCTTTAAAAAACAAATAAGGGTAACCTGTTTCAAACCTTTTTTTAATGACTGAAGCCCATACCTGACGCTTTTCAGGATCTCCATCAATCATTGATTTCATCCAATCATCTCCTACAGTTACCCCGAAAGACATCTCTTGGATAGCGTTGCCCTCACTTCTTATACGAAGGAATTCTTTAACATCAGGGTGCTCTATAGGGAGGTAAGCGGCAAAAGATCCTCTACGAACATTTCCTTGAGATACTACAGCTGCTACTTTGTCAAACAACTCCATAAAGTGAACTGCTCCAGATGACTCTCCTCCAGAATTTATTTTAGCTCCACGCCCCCTAAGATCACCAAAATAAGCAGAAGTACCAGAACCATGTTTTGTCTGCATTCCAACTTCACTTTGTTTAGCTAAAATACCATCCATTCGATCTGGTACATAAACACCATTACAAGAAATTGGTAACCCACGTTTCCTACCAAAGTTTGACCAAACAGGCGAAGCAAGGGAATAAAATCCCTGCTCCATATAAGAAACGAATTTCTCAGCAAAACCATCAATACCCAAGTACCCTTGGGCGGTCTTCGCTATATCTTCTATTCTTTGCTCTGGAGTCTCCCCCTTTAAGTAACCTCTTTCAAGAAAGATTCTTGAATCCTCGTTAAGCCAATAATTTTTTGTCATTTAAAACAAGTCGTCTGCATTGTAAGTTTGGGAATTTTTTGAGTATTCCACGGGTCTAGAGTAAAAGAAATCAGTAGCATTATTGCCTAGTAACTCCTCTTCAAACCAGATGGTATCTTTTAGCAGGTTTTTGTCAACTTCAAATGGCTCTTTAAAGCCGATTTGTTGCATAGACTCATTTATTCTATTTTTAATGAATTCTTTTAATACAATAGCATTCAATCCTTTTTGACGAATACCGTTAATCATCCAATCCACGATCTGACTTTCGGCCTCAAAAGCGCAAACAGCTTCTTGTGCAATTCTCTCCTCAAGCTCTTCATCAAAAAACTCTGGGTGTTCTTCACGGATAGTATTAATAAGCTTCATCCCAATAAGGGCATGAAGGTTCTCTTCATTCCTTGTGTACTTAACTTGTTGATCCGTATCTTTTAAGACATTTTTGTTTCGAGCAAACCAGTTTATTACGTAAAATTGAGAAAATAACGACACATTCTCGACAAAAAGGGTGAATAGGATTAAGGCATAAACATATTGCTTCTTATTATTCTTGTAAAATTTGTGAGTGTATTTACGCAAATAGTTTACTCGGCCCTGTATAAAATCTAATTTAAGATTTTCTTCGAAAACCTCCTCTAAACCAAGCACCTCTAGGAGCCTTTCATAAGCATTATTGTGAATGACCTCTACATTAGCCATTACAAAGCCCAAATCACTCAGAGAGGGGTGCGGCAAGTTGTCACCCAACTTGCTCCAAAACTTTTTAACAGCTACTTCTATTTGTCCAATAGCAGAAAGCGTACGAACAATTATCTCTTTTTCCTGATCATCCAAAGACACGTTAAAATCTTGTATGTCTGAAGCAAAACTAAATTCTTTATCCGTCCAGAACCCGTTGTGCATTGCCTCAATAAAATCTCCTGCCCATGAATAATGGTCAGGCTTACGTGAAATTTGTTCTTCGAATATCATGTCTGAATAACTTACACGGATGATATTGACCTTGGCGTTTTGGTCAATGAATATTTCATTATTTTTTTGGCGAAGCCATTTTATTAATACGAACGTAGAGAGTATTAATAAAATACGTACCCTTTACGTTAATACGAACCCTTTAGGAGCGTACCTTTTACAAGCGGGACGGTTACGTATCCGTATTATACGAAGAATTTTTTTCCCGTCAACAAAAAAAATAAATTTGACAAAATTAAAATTTCCCATATAAAGAATAGATATGACCCCAAAGGAAGATCAGGAATTGGCTCAGAAGGTCAAGGAGGATCATGATCAAGAAGCTTTAGTCGAGTTAATCGAAAGACATTCTGGTATATACGTCCATATGATTAAGTGCTATGGATCAAAAAGCCTAACACAAGATCAAATAAATAATCTGATCGATGAAAAAGATTACAATATCTACAAGGCTGCATTGGACTTTGATCACTCAAAATCTAAGTTTTCAACGTACTTGGCTAACAAAACCAAATACGCTTGCCTCACAGAGAAGACTTTAAACAAAAAGAAGAGGAACACCATCTGCTACGAAGATATCGATTTCTGTCAAATTAGCCCAGATCTAGAACCAGATGAAGAATGCTTGTTCAACGAAGGGTATAAACGAATGATCAATATGATTTTAAGACATTCTGATGATAGAGTGCAGACGATTTTCTATGAGAGGTATTTTTGCGGGGAAAGAGGAAAACTAAAACCTTGGAAGAGAATAGCTGATAAAATCAATTTATCTACTCAGGGTTGCATAAATATACATAACAGAACGTTAAAAGAATTTAAGAATAAAATACAAAATGAAAAAGTTAAATTTTGAAGCTCCTATAAACTCCCTAAGCCTTGGAAATGTCTCTATAAATTTCCTAAGAGCAATCTACGAGAAAAAAGAAGATATTGATCTCACAATGTTTCCAGTAGGGGAAAGAGCTGAATTTACAGCCTACGATAAGATTGACTCTAATTTCAAAAATTGGATCACGAATAGTGCATTCAACAGGTTAAAAAAATACTCATCCGATTCACCAACTTTAAAAGTATGGCACATAAATGGGTCTGAAAAGCAGATAGGTCGAAATCAATACCTTTATACATTCTATGAAGTAGACTCTCCGACAGAAGAAGAGATCAATATCGTAAAAGCTCAAAAGCATGTATTTTTCTCTTGTTCAGAGGCTGCAGAAATCTTTAAGGAAAAAGGGTGCGATAATGTTTCTTATGTACCTTTAGGTTTTGATAAAGATTTTGGTAATGTAGATAAAGACTATGGTATGGAAGATACCGTACATTTTGGGTTGATAGGTAAATTTGAGAGGAGAAAAAATACTCAGGCTCTCATTCAGTTATGGTTAAATGAGTTTGGGAACAATTCGAAATATCATCTAACCTGTCTAGTAAATAATCCCTTCTTTAAAGATGAACACTACAAGAAAGCAATTAGTACCTGTTTAATGGGTAAAGATTGGAATAATGTTAGCTTCATCCCTCACTTAAAGACGAATAGTGAAGTAAACGATCTAATGAACTCAGTAGACGTAAACCTTTCAGGATTGTCAAACGGTGAAGGTTGGAATTTACCAGCGTTCAATTCAGCTGCTTTAGGTAAATGGCCTATTGTTAGCAACTGTAGCTCCCATAAAGACTGGGCTACAAAAGAAAATTCTATACTTATAGAACCTTCAGGTAAACAGCCTTGTTATGATAATCTCTTTTTTAAAGAAGGAGATTCCTTTAATCAAGGTCAATACTACAGATTAGATGGCCAAGATATAGTAGAAGCTATGAGAAAATCAATAGATCTTGCTAAAACACCTAACAAGGAAGGCCGCAAACTTCAAAAAAAGTTTACTTATAAAAAGGCAATAGATAAAATATTTAAAATAATATTCAAATAAACTGAAAGGGCGGTAGAAATACCGCTCTTTTTTATATACAATAATATATGCCTTTATATACCTACCGTCATCCAGATACAGGGGAAGAAAAAGATATTCTCCAAATGATGAATGATGAACATATCTATATCGACGAGTTTGGTTTAGAATGGAAAAGAGTATTCACTGTACCTAACGCCTCTATAGATACTAAATTAGATGCATTTGATAAAAATGGCTTCATCGAAAAGTCTGGAAAAATGCAAGGCACGGTAGGGGACATGCTAGATTATTCAGCAGAACTATCCCAAGAAAGAGCTGAGAGATCAGAGACTGGGGAAGATCCCATCAAAAGAAAGAATTTTGACGACTACGAGAAACGCAATGGCAAGAAACACCTGTCTGATGTTAAGAAAACAATTGAGACCTCTAAAATCAAAGTCGATTTAGATTAAGAATCAGCTAGCCACTGTCCTGATACTTTAAATCTAAACCCTGATACTAAAATTGTAACAGCACCTGTATTGCCTACAGCAATCGCTTGGTTAGTGCCTCCTCCTACAGCTTGCTCTATAAAATGATCTGAGCCTCCTCCAGTAATAAAATTCCTAGAAGCAGCTAGGCTATTGTCTATCAAAAGTACATTAGAATTGAATTCAGCAGAATTATTAAAGGTTGCAGTCGCGGTGAAGGTGGCTGCATTTGTAGCAATTGTCACGCCTCCGTTAAAAGTGGTTGCACCTACAAAATTTGATGTACCACTATTTGTAAATGAAGAATTGGTTGCATAGGTGTTTACACCATGAAACTCACTACTTGAATTGAACCTTGCAGGTTGATTGTATATGGAGTTTGACGTAAATGTAGTAGGAGCTACAATCTGTACTCCACTTTGCCCTCCGATATAAACAGTTTCGTTTTGTCCCATAGTTCTAGCGAAAGTACTAGAGAATAGACCAACAGAACCTGTAATAGAATCGTCTATGACAACAGATCCACCACCTATAACAGTGTTACTTTTACTAAAATTACCTTGGTCTAAACCATTATTATTGATAACCGCATTTAAATCACCACTCACCAAATTGGGAGATCCACCCAAAACTACGTTATGATTTCCACTTACAATGGAATCACCAGAATTAGCAAGAGCGATATTCCCAATTCCACCAGTGATATCAGTATCGGGGCCAACCACCACAACATCTATGCCTTTAGATTTAACACCACTAGCGAAATTAATCGGGCCTCCATCTATGGTATTATTTAATTCTACAGTCACCCCTGTTGAATTATCAGTAAAAGACAAATTACCACTTTCGCTGGAAAAAGTAGGTAATTGTATCTGTTGAGGTTGAATTTTGTTAAATGACATTATACAATAGATTATCTTTTTAAAGTTACACAATTTCCATGAAATATACACTGTATAAACCAAATTCCAAGAATAGTGGGTCTGCATTTAGCTTCGATCTAACAAACGATAGAAATAATAAACCAGTATTGTTTGTATCTATGATTCAACAATATAGCTGGAATGACTCTACAAAAAATGGCTCTTTTAAAGAAAACGCCAAGAATCCAGAAAAATCAGCTACCATTATGCTAAATGAAACTGAAGCTGGTGAGTTTCTTTCCTCATTTAAGGTTCGAATTCCATATGTGGCTTTTCACAAACGTGAAGACTCTAGTACAATCATCAAGCTAAATCCTTGGGATAAAAAAAGAAAAGTCAAAGAGAAGGGTGAGGATAGCTTTTACACAACCCCAGCTTGGGGTCTAAGCGTGAGCAAAAACTCCTCTCAACTATTCCAACTCCCTATAGAAGGGGGAGAAGCAGAAGCTCTTTCCCAATTACTTAAAGCTTATATCGGAAAAGTTTTTGAGTTTAACTCAAATGCTTACAAGAGGGATGATTCAAAAAAACAATATCAATCTCCTCAATCTCAAAACAATCCTCCTAAAAAACAATACAAAGAAGAGCCAGAAGAAGACGATGTCCCATTCTAAGTTGAGGGTTTTAGTCCATTCTAATTATAGTAGAATGGTAACTGGATTTGGGAAAAATGCTAAAAATATACTTTTAGCACTGCACTCTAACCCCGATATAGAAGTCATAGAAGCTTCTAACGGGGCGCGTTTAAACTCAGATCTTCGTACACCTTGGAAAAGTTATGGAACTTATCCTGTAGATCCTCATATTTTAAACGCTATAGAAAAAGATGCTTCTAAAAAAAGAGCAGCTCAATATGGTTATTACTGCATAGACGAAATTGTAAAAAAAACTAAGCCTGACATCTATTTAGGGATAGAAGATATTTGGGCATTTACACAATTCGAATCAAAAGAATGGTGGAATGATACTGTAAAAGTTCTATGGACAACCTTAGATAGTCTACCTATTTTAGACCAAGCCATTAAAATGGAACCTAAGTGCGATAAGATGCTTGTTTGGGCCTCTTTTGCAGAGGAGGCTATGCATAAATTAGGTCATCCTAAAGTAGAGACTTTGCATGGAGCAGTTGACTATAGCCATTTTAAACCTTTAGAAAATAGAGATGAGTTACGAAATTTTCACGGCCTTGGTGATGATTTTGTTGTTGGTTTTGTATTTAAGAATCAACTAAGAAAATCAGTACCAAACTTACTAGAAGGATTTAAAAGATTTAAAAAAAGCAATCCAGATGTAACTGCCAAGCTTCTTCTACATACGGATTGGGGAGAGAAAAAAATGGGTTGGGACATCCCAAGATATGTCAAAGAGAAAGGCTTTGATAAATCTGAAGTTCTAGCGACTTATGTCTGCCATAAATGCGATACCTATTCTATAAGAGGATATGACGGGGAAGAAAAAGACTGCCCTTCGTGTGGAGGTAGAAAATGTGTTAAAACAAAAAATAGCGCCAGAGGTGTAAGAGAGCAGGAGCTTAATGAAATATACAACCTTATGGATGTATACTGCCACCCTTTTACAAGTGGAGGACAAGAACTACCAATTCAAGAAGCTAAGGCAGCAGGTCTAATAACTTTAGTTACGGATTATTCCTGTGGTACTGATTCAGCCTACGAACATCAAGGTGGGATTCCCTTGGCTTGGAACGAGTACAGGGAACCTAGCACTCAATTTATCAAAGCTACAACATGTCCAGATAGCATTAATGAGAATTTAACCAAAGTTCTTAAAATGCCTCAAGAGCAAAAAGAAATCTTGATTAAATCAGGTAGAAATTATGTTAAAGATAAATTCTCAGTACAGTATACTGTTTCAAAATTGATAAGCATATTGCGAGATTTAAAACGCAAGAAGAGTGGTGGGATTAAATTAAAAGAAGAGGCCCCTCTAAAAAAAGAAAAGTCCGATAAAAATAGCTTAACTAAAATTTTACAGGATGTACCTTTGGAAGATAGGATCGCAGTTGTAATGCCTGAATCAGGAGGAGATGTACTAATGATAAATTCTTTGATGGAAAATCTCAACAACCTCTATCCAAGTAAAAAAATATATATGTTTACCGATCCTAAGTTTTTTGATTTTATTAATGACAATCCGAATGTTTACAAATTACTTCCATATGACCCTAAAATAGAATCTCATTACTTCTTGGAAGGCGCTCGTAATCACAAAGGATTTTTCGACATGGCTTTTTTCCCGAATGTCATGACTCAAAAAACACACACATATATCCACAACGCTAAAGATAAAAATCAATTTAAATTGCGATGAGCCACTTAGCAGAAGTATACGCGAAAGATTTAGGGGTTAGAATTGGGAAGCCAGTTTTTAAAACTCATTTTTTCCCAATAACTCACACCAATTATATAACTTTGCATACAGATAATTCTGTACAATCGAAACAATATGATTATTGGGAAGAGGTTATAACAATGATAAAAAAGGCTGCTCCTAAATTAAAAATTTTACAAATTGGCAGTGGCAAAGAGCCAAGGGTTCAAAATACAGACGATTTCATCAAAACCAATTCTATAAAGCAGTCTGCTTACATTATCCAAAATGGTTTACTGCATATGGGCATCGATAGTTCTCCTGTGCATATAGCGTCTTTACTTAATAAACCTATTGTAGCAATATACGCACACACTTATGCAAGAACCTGTGATCCACTATGGGGAGACAAAGAAAACATTACTCTAATAGAATCTCATAGAGATGGAGATAAACCATCATTCTCTACAAAAGAATCGGATAAAAAAATAAACAAGATCGAGCCTGAAGAAATAGCGAACTCTGTACTAAATCAATTGGGTTTTAAAGGCGTCAATATTAAAACTTTATTCATGGGGAATCTATACAAGAAAAAAGTTATAGATGTAGTCCCAGATCACCCATACGACTTAAAAGAAGGCGGTCTTTGTATCCGACTTGATATAGAGCATAATGAAGATAATGCCAAAGGGTTGATCGAGAACAATGTTTGTGCTATCATCTGTGGCAAACCAATAGATGAGTCCCTGCTATGTAATAAAAACATACAGCGTATAGCATACATCTCAAAATCCTTTAATGAAGATTTTGTAAACAAATTAATTAAGTATGGCAAGAAATTCGATTTACTCTGCACTGATGAAGAGAATATAAGCGACGAAAGAGTAAAATATTTCGACCAGTCTATTGCGACATACAACACTTCAAAAATAATAGAAAAAAACAAAAAAATCATAGAACTAGAAGATTTTAGTTATTCAAGCTATAAAAAAGTGATTAAAAATAAAAAGAGCTACGCTAGTCACTACGCAGCAAACAATAACGAAGATTTAGATGATTTTTACCTTGACTTACAGAATATGTTTGTCTATCATTTAGCTCATGAGCAAGAATAATATTTACGGCCCAGACCTGTATAAGAGAAATCAACATGGTCTTCTTGAAAATGCTTCATATGTATTTAATGAAGATGGGTCTGTAGATTGGAGATCCATGATCAAAGACGAGTACCTGTATCCAAACAAAGATTGGTTTGAGTACAGAAAGAAGCCCGTTCCAGAATCAATAGAAGGTCTAAAAGACAATCAGCTCTTGATTATGTTAGGAGGGATTAAATCTTTAGCAAAGCTAAGAGGGTTCAAGTCTGTAAAATTTAATACTGAAAATGTATCGAATGGATACGTCAAAGCAAGTTGTACCATAGAGTGGCTATCTAATTACGAGAGTGATAATACTTCTATCACATATGAAGACTCAGCAAATGCCACATTAGACAATACAAGCTCTTTCGCTTCCAAATTCTTGGAGACTATAGCCTGTAACAGGGCTTTTGTAAGGTGTGTGAGAAATTTCTTAAATGTACATATTGTAGGAGCGGACGAAATCGACAAGTCAAAAGGGGCAAATAATGCTAAATCTTTTGAGTATGACTCTGCTGAATCTACAAATGTGGCTTTAACGCCATCAGCTATGCTTGAGAAGGCCGCAAGAGAGAAAACTGGGTCAGACTCCTTTGATAACTTTAAGACGGTCCTACGCGACTTCTGGAAGCAAGAACAGTATAGAAACGAAGAGATAAAGAACTGGGATTCTTTCTCCGATATTCCTGCAAAAGAATGTCGAAAGCTCTTGGTTCTTGTTAAAAAATTATAATCCAAGGAAATTCTTCTGGGCTGCAGAGAATCTGCTTGAAATAGAACTGGTTCTATAAGAACGCATCGAATCTCCCACCACTATAGTGTCATCTATAGGCAATAGCTTCTGTGTAGATTCTTTTATTGTTGTCGTTAAAGACCCTCCACTCAAAGAGTAAGATAAACCAGACATTACTATAGAGAACTGAGTAGGTACAAATAAACCAACTATAGTCCTAGACGATGATTGCAAAAATGTTTTGGATCTACCGCCATAATTGAAATTCTTAAGAGCATTAATTTCCACGCCCTTCCCCTTTTTTACATCGAAAGAAACTGGCGTTTTCATATTACCAGAAGCTCCATTCAATAGAAGAGAAGTTTGTACATAATTCTTTTTATCGAATAGATCTGTGATTTGAGAAGTTTGTTCGTCCTCTTCGGCATCTGCGTCATCTAACTCTTGTTCAGCCTTTCTGTTTCCAAGAATTTCATTAACAGGAAGTTTCGTTCTAGTATAAGGGCATCTTAGACTTTCAAGTAAATCATCTTTAGATCTTCTTTTGCCAAATAGAGTTTTCGATTTAGCAATACTCTTTGGAATTTTTGTGTCAAAAAGTTCAGCTAATATCGCATAGTAAGGCAATCCAGTAGTGTGAGTATAAGAAGAAATATTCTCATTTGTAAAATCAATGTAATCATCCTTATCATCTCCTTGGACAACATTATTATTGGCAACAGCTTTTTGCCCTATAAACACATATCCACCTGAACCTTTTACTCCTTCAGTAGCCTCGATAATATTATCAAGAGTGAAATTATCAGTTTTTACCCCATTGGCTCTCAGTAAAGAAACAACTTTTTTTAATCCTTCAATTTTGTTAACTTTTATGTCAGTTTCGTAAGGCCCAGAAATAGAAAGGTCATTAGAAGAAAATTGCATCCTTTCGGCTTTTCTTTTACTAAATTGATTAGATATGTAAATAGAATTATTTAAGTAAAAAAATGCATCCTTAATTACTTGATAAGCCTTAGAGTTACTCGGCTTTAAATTATCAGAAGACCCAGCCCCAGCAGAACGAGTATCGATATATTTACATTTTTTTAGTTGTAATGGTCCTTTGTATGCGGCTGCAGCGGAATCGGCTAGTTTCTTATTGCCAGAAGCAAATGTCTCAAGCCAATCTTTGACTGTTTTATTGGATAATTGAAACGCAGGATCGTAAAACTTCCCAAAATCTGGGGGTTTATTTTCAGTAGCTAATTTATAACTTATAGCGTCAAAAACAAGAGGCGTTAATGCCCCAGAACATTCAGCCCCATAAAAAACTTTATAAGTTTCTTTGGGAATCGATAGGTTTCCTATTTTCCCTAATATGTCTACAGGTTTAAATCTAGCTATTCGTTGTTTTGAACTTTCATCAGGAGTACTCTTAATAGGAGCTGTATTAGTCATGTACGAATTAGCGATAACTGGAGCTAAAGCATTTTCTGTAAAAGAACAACTTTTTAAATTTCCCCCAGTTAAAGTTAAAGGGTTTGTGATTTGATAAGTCACTGCAATAGCAGAAGATATAAATACAACAGTAGAATTTAAAGGATTCACGTACCAGTATAATCCTAAAGAACTAGCAATAGATGACAATACAGAATCTACAGTCCCTGAATTTTCAAAAAGAACATCGTCTCTACTTGGTAGCCCTATAACTGGAATACCAGCCATCCCCAGAGCAGTAATCAATTCTCTTAACTTATAACCATATTTAATTTCTGATTTAGAGAGATCTGGATTATTGGAATATGAAGATACCTCTCCAGATGCACTATTGTAAGATAAATTTGTGTCAAGAACTCCACCTTGATAAATTAAAGAAATTTTATCTCCAGTGATTTCATCTGTGTCTGAAATTTCGTTGTAAATATTGCCTATTATTAAGCCTCCCCCAACTTTTCTTGGAAACTGTTTCCCAAACGAAGGCACGGGGGAGTTCGGACATTCAGAGTAGTCATAAACAACTCCATCAAAAGAACCTGCTCCTTTAGGAGAAGTATCTTTTCCTCTAACAGCTATAAAATGAGATTTTAATTTTAACGAAGTTATATCGCTAAACCTTCTTGAAATCGTAGTTTTAGTTCCATCTTTACTGGTTGTTTTTTCAGTACTTTGGAACTGGCTGAATAATTTGTTTATTCTTGGATCTGAAAAGTCAACACGAGAACCAATTTCTCCAATTACAGTACCGAGGGATTCTCCACCTACCTCAATATCTTTTGCGTTGATTACACTTGTAGTACTAGCAGTATGCCCACTACCATTACTAAAATTCATATTTACAGAAATTAAAGATTCTTTATTCATAGATTATAAGTGTCTTCTTGTTGGTTTATGATAGGAGTAAAAGAACTAATCCCAGACTGTATGAATCCGCTAATACCACTATAAGTCTCTACAAAATTAGAAGGAGAAGCTTCTAAGCCATTAATGTAATAACTTACTTGACCTTCTACGAAACCAGTACCGCAGATATCAGGGTCTCCAGAAAAAGTCTCTTGTACGTTAGCTTGTTTTGGTATTGCGAAATACCTTCCCGTAGTCTGATATTCAGAGGGAGCAAAGCCATATTGAAATTTTTGACCATTGAAAAATACATTGTAATTGTTAAATAACTCCTCTCTGTCTGAAGCATTAGAATAAATAGAATTAACCTTTGAGGTTAGAGCGTCTTCAGCTAGTTGATAACCTTGTTGATTTCCTTTGTCGTAAGCTACTCCAGTAGCTCCACTCCTAGAATCATAAATTACGATGTCAGAGCTTGATATAGTGAATCCTTGATCAAACCTAAATGTACTTGAATAAGTATCGTCGTCAGGAGTGACATAATAATCTCCTGTATTTATATTAATGTAAGTCCTATTTAAACCAGAAACTATTATTGGGGATTCTTCAAAAAGAGTTTGGGAATTTAAAGACAATGTCGAAGAATGAGCGCCTGTGACCATAAATGGATTGTAAATAAACCCATCTCCAACAAAAGTTCCTGTATCATTCCTTAAAGAAATAAACTCTCGACTTCCAGTTATTGATTCAGCCCCCGTATATAAAATATAATTATAGTTCATTAGATTCTTTCTCCACGGTAATAAATATAATTCTTTTTTAAATCTTCAGAGAAGCCTGTTAAATTAACTCCAGAAAATGCTTCCTGAGTAACTGTAGTATAACTTTCCGTTAAAGGAGTTTGTACAACTCCGCTAATATCTGTCAAAGTACCCGTCAAAGGATTTTTTCCATATAAATCTATCGTTATTTCTCCCTGTCCTGTTGTTTGTTGAAGAAGGTAGGTAGCCAAGTTATCAGATATGTCTTGTAAGCCCAAAGTAGCATAAGCGTTATCTCCAGTTGGCTCGTAAAGGTATCCAGAATCAGGGTGCAAATGACCTAACTCCTCCTTATAGAAAGTCTCGTGACTACCTGCATTCAAAGTGTAATATTTATAGTATCTCTCCCCTTCTTTTCTACTTATTTGAGGCTGCTCTGAACTACTCAAGGTTACTCCAGTTATAATCTCCCTACCTGTTGCAATAGTTAATTGTCCTGTAATTTGGTAATCGTATCCAGTTATCCCAGTTTGATAAACCAAAGTCTCGCTGTACCCAGTAACTCTATTAGCAGATGATGTGGTAGCCGCTGTCTGAGAATATTGCCCTAATATTCCAGATCCAAAATAATATAAAGCATCTTCTGATACAGCCCCACTAAATACAGCTAACTTATTTATATGATTATTGACAAGGGTTTTGCTAACTTCGTTACTAGAGCTGTAGTAGTTTTTTGAACCTCCTATATAGAAAAAATCTGGATCAGACAAGTAGTCTGAATCCGTCGAAACTTCTTTTGAAGTTATTTTTTTGTTAATATAATCAAAAGTACTTAAGGTTATAGAATCCCCAAAAGAAGATATACCTATTAAATTTCTTTTAGACAATTCTGAATCTAAAACAGTTATTTGATCTTGATCCTTACCGTAGCATTGTAAAAACAAATGGCCTCTTGAGGTAACTCCAACATTAAAACCCTTAGACCCTGTATAATCTATACTGTTTATTGTTTCTTCCGTCTTTTCTAAAGATCCAAAAATAACTCCATCAGAAACTGCTCCACCAAATTCGAAATCTACAAAAACAGATAAGTCATTAAAATTCAAATCATGAGTCCTAACGGCCAAATTGCTATGACTTAAATCAAGGGTATCTGATGCGAAAACAGAGTTATCTAAAAAAGATTGTACTTCAGAGGAACTACTAAAAGTAGTAGTATGAATTAATACCCCAGAATATTTATCAGTGTCAAATGCGGGACTCTGATTAGCTATAGTACCAGACCAATTATTATTACTTGTTTGAGCAAAAGTATGAGTGTCAAAAGTATTAGACTCATTAAAATCATAATAGACTGCTAGTCTTTTGTTGTCTGCAAAAGAATCTAACAATTGATAACTTAACCCTTGTGCGCTCATTAATAATATTTTGATAAATTATAAGATATACTGCTTTGCTGAATATTGTGAGAATCTGAAATTTTATGCTGACCGCTACATAATCCTAATACAATGTTTTTTAGTGTAGATAATTTATTCTCTTCGTCATTGCTTGAAGCACTAATGGAATATTCCCCCAAAGTTCTATCTGCTACGACATTAGCTTTAAATCCTCCTATTGTTTGCTGAATATCATTTTTCTGGATTGGAACCTTATCTACAATGTTGATAGACAAGTCTTTAAGAGTCCCGTTAGAATAATCTACTACATTATTATAAGTATAATTATAAGAAATTTCATTAGTATTTGGATTTTTATCTATAGAGAAGTCAACAGGCTCTACATTCAGATAAGAAGAATTTAATTCATATCCAGTCGCAACTTGAGAAAATTCATCCGCAGCTTTTTTAGCAATAGAGAATTGATCAACCAATTCAAAAGCTCCAGAAACAGCCTTAAATCTATCGTTTTCAACTCCAGCTTGGCTTATATTTTTAATAGATATAGAGGGTCCATGAAATCTTAATTCTCCCTCTACGTTTACAGATACAACGGGTGAATCTTTAGTACAGCTAATGGAAGCAGTATGAGAGTGCAGTACATTAGTACCCGTTATTAAATCTATATTCTCTGCATTTTCAAAAGTAAAAGAAAATTCTAAATTGTTTGATCCTGTATCCAATGTATATTCATAAGAAGTCGGACCATTAGAAACAAAAGTGTATTTCCCAGTCTCATAGTTTGATAAAGAACTAGCTATAGCATCTTCTGCTGCATTAGTAGCCATCTTAGGAGAGAAATCCCCTGTTGTTAACATTGTAGAATTTGAAATGTTTGCGTCCATCCCTCCTTGTACATTGCCTTTTACAGAAACCGAAAGTTCTGAATTTTTATCATAAGCAATATCTGTTGAAACATTTACAATTCCATTGCTAGAAAGAGGTTGGTCAGAGGCTGAATACAGGTAGACTTCCGTAACAGAGTAAGCATCAGTTTTGCGATCTACCTTTTCTTCTTTAGACTGTAAAAATCCATTAACTCCACTGTTAAAAAATCCAATATACTCAAAACCGTCCTGTAATTTTGCGTTTACAAAAGAGCGAGCATTTGTCAGAGGGTCTCCCGCATCCACCTTTAAACCTATTGCAGACACATTGTGAGTGGCTCTAATGACCTTGTTATCCAACTCAGAATAACTCCATTCATTTACAGGTGACTCTATCTTAAAATATTCGGAAAAAGTTTCATTTTCAAATGTTTTAAAAGAAACACTGTAAGGTAAAACTGTAGATAAATCACTCTTCCCAAAATCTACTCCTTCAACCAAGCATTTGCTAAACACCCTAGTGTCTGTCCCCAAGGTTACTGTTAGATTTTGATATTCATTAAGGAAACCACTAATCATCTGCATTTTTTGCAAATGAATGCCACTTAGAGAATCACCCGTAATAGTCCCTATAGCCTCTATATTAATAGCTTTATGATCATATTTCCCTTCAAACGCTATCAGCTCGTCGCTTTCTGCTAGAGCAGGAAGAGGACTGGGGAAATTGTAAGAATCATATGTGACAGAATCAGGCATTTAATTAAGATATTACAAAGCTTATTACACGATTTGTTGTACCATTGGACAAATCTATTGTTGTTTGATCCCCAACTAAGTAATAAGTACTCTCACTTAATTTTGCTTCCATTTCGCTAGTTTTAGTTTTTAAAAACTCTTTTGCGTGGTAAATACCATAATTAGGATCGGCTACAACAGTCGCTGTTACCGAAGCTTGGCCTAAAGTATCTAAGTCTGACACAATCAACTTCTCTCTTAAACTGGTTAAATCCAAGATTTTTTCAGATCTTTTTATCTTATTAGTCTTAGTTAAAGTGAGCTGATATTTCAAGATGCCATCAGGCAGGCTAGAATTATTATAATCGTCATTTGTTGTAAAAACGATTTTATCTTCAACTACTCCTTCTGATTTTAAAATAGAAGAACTTCTAGAAGACTCAAATATAACCCCTAGTGACTCTGGGAATAAACGGCTAACTTTAATTTCATTAAGAGCTTTCGAAGAATTCCACAGTTCTAAAGTTTTATTATATCTATCGAAAATACTTCTTCCAGAAGCTTTGTACCTTACAGAGAGGGTGTATTCAAAAAAAGCTTCCTTTTTTTGTTTAGAACAAGAAAAGGATATTTCATTATTGCCAGACAAATTAGGATTTGTCGAAAAAGAAATTGATATAGAAGCTTTTTTAGAATCCTTAGTTATACCCTTTGATATACTATAAGGTTGACCAAACTCAGATTGCTCGCTAGATACTACGCTATCTATACAAGTCGATATTGCTGATTGGATAACATTTTGATAATTGTAATCAAGAGAGATTAGATCGATAGAGATCTCTTTAGATAAATATCCATCATCACCTTGTGAGATTTTAGTGGTTGTTTTCTTAGATACCCTGTTGGTCTCATCTATAAAAGATGATTCAAAATCTTCGTTTAAGGTGACCTCTAGATTTACTAAGTCAATATTTTCAGTTAATTGCCCTGCAAAACCTTTCGAGATCCTAGCGTTTTCTGATATACCATCTGTATGGAAACCTAAAGAAGGTCTACTTAGATGATAAAAATTACTTAAAAATACTTGAGCATTTTTTAAGAATTCTCCTCCAGCGTCTTGGGCGTATTTTAATGAAACACTCCTATTATAAGAATAATCAGAGCCACTTCTGGAAAAATTATAATCTTCGCTAAATGATTCAACCAAATGAGGACTAGGCATATGTTTGGCAAAAGTTTTAGCAGAATAACTATTTAGCATTTTTCGCTCCCTTATAGTAATAGAAGCTATTTCAGAACCAACTAAATTACTTTCTTGAAAACTTAAAGATGTAATCAAACCATTAACAAACTCATCTCCACCTATTCGTGCGGTGATATTTTGAGTCTCATAAGCGGTTCTTATAGCAGCTCTTCCCGACAGTAAAACTCCTCCGCCAGCATCAAATTGTACATCTGAAATATCAATTTCATATGAAGCTTCTACAATGAATCCAAATAATTCATCTGAATCCAAGTACGAGTATTCAATTTTAACACTTGAAGATACAACGTTGTTAACAATTAAAGACATTTATTCTTTTGGTTTTATCGATTCAAGCTCACCCTCAAGAGTTTCAATTCTAGTTTTTAATTTATCTATAACCACTATATTCATATCTGTAAGAATACTAATGTCTGCTGTTGCCTTTGTAACTTTTGAAGCAATGGAGGTTACTGAATTTGTAGCAGAGGCGAAAGAACTAAGGTTAGTGCTGGCAGCAGATAAATTCGTGTTAAGATTCGCAATGCTGGTGACCACACCATCAACATTAAAGTTTTCATTTAAATTTTTAAATTTCTTCCTTAAAGCTTCAAGTTCTGTTTTTAAGACTGCAGCCTCTGCGTCTAATTCTGCCGCTTTTTTGTTTTCTTCTTTGTTGAATGTACCTCTTATCTGACCTCTAAGGTTTTTGGGAACATTTTCAAATTGATTCGTCATCGTCGCATCTGCCATACTTTTTGAAGATACTCCTGAAGCTTCCAGAACAATATCTCTTACTAATTGTGCTACTCCCTTTGCATTCATTTCAGCCTCTAATTCCGCAGCCATTTGAGCCTTGCGTTGCGGATCTCTTTCTGCAGCAATTTGTTTTCCTATTCCTATAGCGTTCCCTACGTCAAATTTCCCACTAGTAAATGATGAAGCTAAACCAGAGAAAGAATTACGTACCATATCTATTCTATTCTGTTCACCTGCTATTCTTATAGCTTCGGTACGATCTGTAATTGCATTCATTCTAACTTGCATGTTCGTTGCAGCAGCAACAATTTTAGCCTTAAATGAATCAGCGGCTTGTCGCGTCGCCTGAGCAGCTTTAATCTGCTCTTCAGATCCTACTACTAAATTAGATTCATCCAATTTAGCTTTTTGTAGCCCTGATTGAGCACTCGAAACACCAAGAATGTCTGAGTTTGTGGATAACTGTCTTTGCAAACTTGCTGCTTGTGGACCTTTCATAGAACCAAGTAAAGTAGAGCCAGCTGTATTCATTACTTGTTGATTGAAGATATCGCTTTGGAATTTAGAAATTTTTTCTCCAGCGGCAAGTTGAACACTTTTTAGTTTTTTGGTAGTTGCATCTATAGATTTCTCCAGATCTTCTATATTCCGCCTAATAGACATCGCTTCGCCAACCTCTTTGTAAACCTTTATCAATTGATCGCTTGCGTCATCTAGCTCTTGTATACTTTCAGAAGTATTTAAGATTGTCTGGAGCCTTGTTATGTCTTTAGCTCTATCTCCCATCCCCGCATTTTTTTGATCTTGAGCTTCTTTGAAAGCGTCGTGGCCACTAACAAAACCAAATTCGTTTCTAGCTGCCCTTTCTTTTGCCATACCCCCCTGTCTATTAGCTATTACCTTCTGAGTATTTTCAAGAGCTGCTTCTGCCTTCTCTGCTTCGTCTCTCTGATCAAAAACAGCCATTGCGAGGCTACCAAGAGCGCCGACGACTCCTCCTATAGCTGCTCCCAGTGGCCCAAACATCGCTCCCATAGAAGCTGTTTGCATTGCAGCAGAACCTGTGCTAGCGGCCAAAGCCCCATTTGAATTTCCTGCTTCTTTCGCACTTGCGGCAAGAGAGTCTAAACCAGCTGAAGCTCCAGATAGAGCCATTCCTAGTCCCATCATTTTAAAACCCCCTCCCTCAGTTTGCATGAAATTTTGATTTTTAGAAACAGCAGAACCAAAGTTTTGGCCGAACTGTGAACGCTTTATGCGATGCATTCTGGAATTCACATTTGTAGTCCCTGCGGCGTACCTAGGCATATGACCTGCAGCTTTACCCTTCTGCTGAAAAGCCCTCCTTTTCTCACGTGCACTAGGTTTTATCTTGTTTCTTTTTTCAGCTGCAGTTACGGGCGCACCAAGTATTTTATATATTTTTTCAGCGGCTCCTCCAGCAAGACTAGATGAATGTTTAGCCTCTATACCTTCTGTTGAAGGGGGGATGTTAAATGGGTTCACTCCTCCCTTTAAATTTGTTAAAGAATTGCCCCTAAAATCCATAAGAGACCCTGCAGCTCTATTTTGAAAATCTTTAAAATCATCAGTCGATAATAATGCTCCGACACCACTTTCGAAAACAGAACCTATAGAAGACTTAGCAGACCCCTTGTTTAAGGTTTTTTTAATATCTTTTGCCCTGACTGGATCAGGCATCTCTCCTCCTGAGATCATCTTCGCCATAGTTATAGAGTCGTTTGTAAATAAATCTGTATATTTACGTACCAAACTATTTCTATGTTTGTTCATCCCCCCTTTTGCCTTAGAATTATTTAACCTATAGGTCGGGACGTTTACTTTTGCTACACTGTTATCTCCAGCCCCTTTCGTGGCAGAGATACCTCTAGAGGTTTGTGAAATAAAGAAATCTTGATCTGTCTTCGAGCCAGACTCCGCTACTATCATTCCATACCTTTGATCAGCATTTAATTGTTTGATTTTACGAGGTCTACCCTTTGCATACCCTCTAGCGTACATAGGAATAACAGCAGAATCTCCGTTGCTGCCAAAGTTAGGTATTTCCTTCTCTTGGCTATTCATTATAAAACGCTGTCCACCAATCGTACCTTTTCCATAATGAGCTGATACATCAGGAGAAGCTCCTAACATCATAGCTGCAGCCTCTTCTTGCTGGAACCCCGAAGCAAACTTCTTACCCCCTTTTCCTGTAAACCCTTTGCCAGCATCATACCCAGAAACGCCTCTTCGGGCAGCTACATTAGCTATGTTTGTTAAAATTAGTTGTTGTTGAACCAATAATCGGTTCTCCGCTTTTATCGCATTGATTACGGCCTGTTCTTTTTGGGCTTGTGTCGCAGTTTTGCTATTTAATATAGTTCTTAATTTTGCATCTTTACCCAGTAGATCTACTATACCACTTTCAATGCTTTTTACTTTCTCAGCTTGAGATCCCATAGCCATAACAGACTTGAAACCTTCAGCAGCAAATTTCGTAACCATTCTAAATATATTAAAAAATGCCTTTGTTATTAAAACCAACCCTGGACCTGCTATAAATTTACCTACAACTTTAAAGAAACCTGATATAAATTTCCCGCCTATTGTATCAGCTTCTAATGCACCTCCTAAAACATCAGAAGCTTTTGAGGCTACTGAGATAAGATCTTCAAGCAAAGGGCCAAATGTAATAGACCCAACTTTTTCTGCAAAGTCAGTAACAGAAACAACTAGCAAATTAATTTGAGAAGCTAAGGACTTACTTAATTCAGCATTTCTTTCAAAAGCATCATTTCCAGCGTTTGCGGCTGCATCTGTAGCTTTGGCGAATATAGAAGTTTCAGAGGATAAATCTTTTAAAGCTGCGCTGACAACGTTGATTTGGAAAACTCCACCAGCTAGCTCTTTAATTGCGCTTGCCTTCGTAGGATCAGATATTTTCCCAAGAGCGTTAGAAAGAGCTTCTAATTTTTGCACTCCACTTTGAGAAGCATCTATTTCTACTCCAAGCTGTTGTAATTGGTCAATTGTTTTTCCTCGGCTCAATCTTGTGAAGATAGATTTAAATGCGTTACCTATAACAGCTCCTCCTCGTGCTGTTTTTTGCTCTACCGCAGTAATTAATCCGAGTAATTCATTAAAACTAACTCCAGCATCTTCAGCAGTAGAACCCGCTCGGCTAAAGCCGTCTGCGAGGTCTTGAGCCGAAACAGCGAATCTAGTGTCAACAGCAACCAACCTATTGGTTACGTCAACTGCGGTCAACCCAGCAGATTGAAATCCATTTATAGCAGCAGTAAGGGCTTTAACAGACTGTTCCGCACCTAAGCCAGATACCCTTGTCAAAATCATAGCAGCTTCTAATCTTTTAGAAGTCTCAGCTGCGTTTAAACCTTGACGGGCTAATTCACCTGCTCCAGCCGCAACCGTTTGAAAAGATTGCCCAGTAGCTTTAGCGGCATTAAAAACTGCATCTCTAAATGCCCCAAAGTCTTTTGCACTAGCTCCAAGAATAGCATTAATCTTAATAAGCTCGTCTTGTACAGTTATGGTTGTACTAATAAGCTTTTTGAAAGCCGTGCCAACTCCAGCAATAACTGCAGTAGTAGCTCCGAAAGCGAACACACGCGCTGTCGAGGCATCAAGAGACTTTTGAAATTCAGAGGCTTGGCCTGTAATTCGACCCAAAGCTTGTTGTACCTGCTTCGCAGAAGCATTGATACTAGCAGGGTTTAAGTTTAGGTTAGCGTTTAATTGGATAGGAGCAGCCATTAAAACTAATTACACGAATTAGCTTAAAAGGTCTTCTGCTTTAAGACTTCCTCCTCTTTTAGACATCTTAGCTTTAATGTCTTCAATACCCTCAGTTGTGTCTGGATCTGTTGTTTTTGGCTCGACATACTTTATTATTTTCAAAGGATCATCCTTTATATCGTCTGGCATATCGACATTTTTAAGCTTATTTAATAAAGCAGAAGCATAAGACAATAAGTGGCGTTGTAATGAGGTGATTGAAAAAGAATCCTTTTTTATTAAAGATAATGGGTCTCTATAAGATAAAGCAAACAAATCAAAGAAGTAATTGCAGAATGCAGCTTTAATAATGTTGACATCATTTGTTAAGATTTCCAACTTGTATTTCACATCTGCCATAGCTAGAAAGATGTCGTTTTCAGATGCCAACTGCTTAAACTCTTTATCGTAATATATTGATTCGTGGATTAATTTAGTATGCTTCTTTTGAGAGGCACAGTTTTCGGCGCTATAATTTATTATATTCCCCCTCTTTAAATTTAATTCTTGCAACTCTATCTTCTGTTTTTCAACGGATTTTAAAAAAGATTTCTTCTGCCTCTCGTCTGAGATTTTGGATGCAGCCTTCTCCGCTTTGTTTATAATCCAAGTTAAACTAGAGATCTTATCGGAAGAAGCTTTATCCCAGAAGCCTTTTTTGATAGCGTCTTCTAAAAGTTGTTCTTCGGTTTTGAGGCCATTTAAACAAGCTTTCTCAAATTCATGTTTCTCGTACTCCTCTAAAGCTAAATTATCCATAACCAAAAAATGCCGAAAATAAAGGCATTTGTCTTTAAGGTTCAGGATACTATATCCTCTTAAGATATCTAAGAGAACTAGATACTCAGAGTTTTCTTTTTCCATTACCCATCAGGGAAGATCTCTTTCATTTTTGCATCAATGCTTTTCTGATCATCTCCCATCTTACTGTACCAAATGTTTACAACCATAGCGAGCTTACTGAATGAAGAGTCAAATATGACCTTCTCTGTAACCAAAGATTGTTTCTGCATGTTTTCTATATCCTCACAAAGATCTAGATAACAAGCCCTCTTTGCGTCATATCCATCCCCAACAAACAAAGGGAATATCTCTTTATCTCCGTTTTCAGATTCCTGCTCGTAAAAAGAGAAGTTAAAGATAAACCACTCTAATATTCTCTGCTCTGCTTTAGCGTCAGCCGTCTGGTTAAACTGGTCCCGAAAAGAAGTCTCGAAATCTTGTACTATTTTTCTGCTTGAGATAAACAACTCTTTAGCCTCAAGAAGTTTTTTCTGTTGATCCTCCTGTAAATCATCCTGACCTTCGTAAAATTCTATGATTTTAGCAGACTCTACATTGTCAAGTATTGCTTTGTTTGCTACCTCTTCAAGTAATTTAGAGGACTGGCCTCCAATATCACCAATTTTTTTATTGAGCATCGCCTTTGTTAGAAAGCCAGCGTTAATAAGCTCATTATATTTTTGACCATAAAAGAATTCTGCATCTTCCACATCTGCGAAAGAAGGCTTCATAAAAATGACCCTATTCTTAGACTTTGATTTAACCGTCTTTTTGCTTTCTACGGTCTCGCCTTTTTTGTTTTTACGTAAACTAGGTACGACTTTTTTGATTTCTCTTGTGACAGTAAAGGAATATAACTCTTTTAACTCTTTCATAAATTAGTAAGATACTGATATATTATCAGTTTTATCTTATGAAATTCAATTATTATATTTTAATAAGTCAATTTACAAGAAGAGTCTCCTTTGTTTGTGATCTCTAGAGATGACTGTCCTATTTTTTCAAACTCAACCCTTATTGGCTTATGTGTTAAAGTTGTATAGTTGTTTTTAATCAAAGATTCATCTATGTAGTAAGATACATGACAATCTTCATGGATGTGAGTTTCTATAGAGAAAGGTACATCGTGTCTATAGCCACCTACAAAGTCACCATCTTGATCGAAGATATAACCACTTTGTCCAGTAAATAAAATACCAGAATACTCTAAGCCGTTAGCCGAATTGACCCCAGAACCAATTGCGACTTTAAATCCAGATTCTGTATGATCTATATTAAACTCTAAATTAATTACAGAGTTGCTATACCCAGTGATATCTTGATAAACTAACATCAATACTATATTACACAAAAAAGCCCCATCTTTCGATGAGGCTTTTTGAAATGCAATAGTCAGATTTTCTATTAAGTCTGGGATAAAGGTTGATGAGCGAAGAAGTCCCCTGCGCTAGCCCCTTTTGCAAGTAAAGTATTAACAGCTGTTCTTGTTGTACCAGCTTCACCACTCCAGAAAACACCTTCGTCGGTATTTGAGGCACCTCCGATTTGAGTACTAAATGTCAAATCTACAGTTTCGTTATCATCTAATCCTTGAGAGAATGACTGGTTATCTAAGTAACAATCTTTAAAATCGTAGTGTTGAGCGACGACACCATTATCTTTCTTAATCTGAATTTGAATATCGGTGGTTTTGTTGCCAGCAGTCCCTGTTAAAACATTTTCCAAGGCTCCCGCAGAGAAGTTTTTCAAAACAGCACTCATATTAAGAGTAACATTAATTGGGAATTCAAGAGGTTTTGCATATGCTCTTTCTTTTCCTAGGCATTCGATATTCCCGCGAGACAATGGAAGCTCAACAGAGCAGCTCTGTACGCAGACATCTCCAAAGTGAGTTCCTCCAACAAGATGTGCGTTATGAGAGTTCGTGTCGATCTTGGAAATATTATTATTTTTAAATGTTACATGCACATCGTCAGGTCTTAGGACGAGTATCTCGTCATTTCCAGTAGTGGGAGCAGTGAGCGTAATCATACCTTCATCTGCTCGATTGCCATCTTCGTTAATCGCTGGATTTCTTAGTCCAACATGAGACCCAGTCCAAAAGACTATGTTTGAAGCTTCCATTTCAACATCTGCTCTTGGAATCTCTCCAACCGCAAAATTAGCTGTATAATTTGTTAAAACGCAGTTTCCGAAACCAATGACATCATGAGATGTATTTTGACCAGTAAAAATTGTTTCATTAAAAGCATCCTCGCCTTCTTTCGCGGTTAAAACATAAAGGTTCTTCTCCCTGTAATCAGGGTCTTCTGCTGTAATTCCAGAAACAATCGAACCTTGCAAGGTACTACCTGCAAGACTGCCATTGTTAGCACTATACAATCCGAGTAGGATTTCGTTTTTTCCATCTCCTAGGTAGTAACCTAAAGAGACACTTGGGGCGATATCAGACATAGTCTGAACTCCGATACGAGACAATTGACCGAATTCGCGGATATCTTGTCTACTACCTGCCAAATCAACATCGAAAGACAATGTGTCAATTCTATTGAGTTGTTGGGGGTGTAATTGCTCAGTGGCCGCATTACCACCGTAGATTCCAGTTGTCGAAGCATAAACTGCTTTGTTTTGAGATATAATTCTTGTTCTTGAGGCCATATTCTATAGAAAGGTTTCTTCTTATTACACGATTTTACAAACGAGGGAACCTGTAAGTAGACAAATCGAAGTCAATGAACCCAATAGAAAAGTTTCTATTTAATTCTTCACGAATACTTTCGGAGACCACTTTTGATACAGAAACCTTATCTATATGAGAAGTCATTGGATTAGTTTGGCTAGCCTTTAAGGTATCATATTTATAAGGGAAATTTTTGATAGAATAAGAGTACCCGTACGGGAATTCTTCGTATGGAATATGAGTGATTTGCTCTCTAGCTGTGTCTCTCAATCTAGATATTACTGAATCCAAAATATAAGAATCTTTCGTGAGAACCATAACCCTAACTCTTGTCTCTGTATTCTCTTCTCCTCCAAATGCAAATTCTTCATTAGAAGACGAAGCTAAAGAAACAAAACATGCAGGTAAGAAATAAGTAGTTTCATCTAATGGTTTCTCTTTTTTGTACAAGTAGGGGTCTGTACCCGTTCCATCCTCAATAAAATCAGAATGCATTATAAAATCAGCCTCATTATCGTGCGCGATATATGTGTTAACTTCTTTTACAGTAGATAACCCTGATATAGTCATGCCTGTACCAGAGAGCTTCGGGAAAAGAATCCTGCCGTTTTGATAATCTATATGAACCCCATCATTCCCTGCAGAGTTACCAGTGATAAAAGTATCTCCAACATAAAATCCTGAGTTAGGTGTATCTACATTAGATTCAGCGACTAATTGTCTAAATTGACCCTGATAGGCAATCATGTCAGATGGAACATTGTTAAATTCCACATATTTAAAAGAATTTTTAACTTCTGTTAAGTAAGCTTTTGTATCATCTCGGAGTAAACGATTCTCCAACCAGAGATAAAAACTGGATAAAACATTCTGGTCAAATTGAGCTTTCATTTGTCTAATCTTTGTAAACTCTTTTTCAGTCCATTAAATAAAGCTGAAATGTAAGGAGTCTCCTTAAATGTTACACTCTTTTTACTATTTTTAATCTGGATACCTGTACCAGAATTAGAACGACCAAATCCAGCAGAGCTATAAAGATAACTACCTAAGTTGCTTATGCCTTTCTCTATACCTTCCGCCCAACTAGAGCCAGAAGCCCAAGGTAGGGGGGTGATTGCAAAAATTTCTTCTTTTGTGGGTACAAAAACCGTAACTTTAAATCTACCACTGGAAACAGCTCTAACTTTAAATCTCATTTTCTCAGAGAGCAGTGCCTGAATCACATCGGTGGGATTTGCTCCAGAATCAAAACCTATAAAGGAAAACAGGTTACCATATCCATTTAATGATCCACTTATGTTTGGAGCGTTGGGTCCACTCTGCAATTCGCGAGTGACCGCATGAGAGCTGAAATCTCTTACCAGTTTCTTTTGAGCCTCTTCTATCTTAGGAGCCAATTCTTTACGAAGTTCCATCGTAGTAGCCCTTGAATTTTTAAAGGTGATATCCTTGAGTAATTGAGCGCGATTAATCTCAACCACAAATTTTGTAGCAGATAAAAAGGGCTTAGGCATCAGTTCTCTCGTTTTAGATATAACATAAAGAATGTCGCCGAAAATGGACCAACACTCTTAGCGTCGGAGTCAACCACGTACAAGATATCATCAACCTCTATCCTAGAACAAATCTTGATTTTCTCGTAAGCTTTCTCGTCAACTTTTATTCGGACTCTTCCGTCAGAAGACTTCAGGTTGAGTTGACCATTACCATCTAAAACATTTTCTCCTTGATCATTTTCATGGAAGATCCTAGCTTTAAAAGTAAATTTAGTTAAAACAGTTTTCCCGCTTACTTGAGAAGCATCCTTAGCCTTTCCGTACAAAGGATTATAACTTGCTACAGAAGGTCTGGTAGCTATTCGTTTTTCAACAAACACATAGATGTCTCTAGCAAAAGTATCGTGAACATTAGTGAAAACATTCTGCAAAGATCTTTTTTGGGCTGATGTAAGTAAAGATGCCATTAGAATCCTCTGTAGTAACTTCTAGAGCTGTATCCATCATAAGAATCAATAGGACCAGCCCCGTCAAGACCAGCGACCTGTGAGGGATTTGACTTGTAAACATTATATTTGCCGACAAGATCATTAAGTTTTTTCTCAGTAGATTCTTTAAGCTCGAAAAACGTTTTGGCAACTGAGTTCTTATTCTGTCTCTGAATAGTGGTATCACCTTCTTTTAAGGTTAGCCAATCATCTTCAGCATTGTAGACAAAACCTCTTAGAGCGTCTCTAGATGCTTTTTCATAATAATGGATCTCGTACATAGTAGAATAAATATTTTCTTCTACTGGAAGTAGTCCAGAACCAACTTCTATCTCAATAGCTCCAGTGGAGTTTACATAAAACTCTTCGTTTAATAAACCATTCAGTTCTCCTATATTGGTATCTAGCCAACCAGACACGTAAGAGACAGGAAATCTCTGTCTATCTTCAGAGAATTCATAGTTAACAATATCTGTCGCAAGTCTACCAAGATCATTCATAGATTAGTCTTTGAATAACCTTACAACAGAATCATAATCTGGGGAACTTTTATCAATGATAGGTTTAGCTTGGCCTTGTACTGTAACATTATGTTTTCTCGCATATAGATCAAAGGCGGTAGAAAGAGCTTTTTTCATTTGAGTTACATAAGGAGGGGGATTAATACCTACGTTTTGACACATATTACTAACATCAGAAACCGACATAGAAGATAAATTCTCTCGAAAAATATCTTTATCTAATGTCTTAAATGGGTTCATCTGTTCAATTCCCAAAAGATCTTCAAGTTCTTTTACTTGTTTAATCTGTTCTTCTTTATCGTCCCGCTGCTTTCCATCAGCAACTATAAACTCCTCCATAGAAGCTTTTTGCTTTTCTGTGTCGTTCGCAGGTTCTTCTTTAGCGACAACGATTTCAACCTCTTCTGAATTATTTTCGTCAGTTTCCATATCTTATTATGATAATATTACACTAAAAAGTCAAAAAAAAGAGCCGCCCCTTTCAGAGCGACTCTTAAATTTGTAGTAAACTGAATTATACAGAGATACCGACAAGAGCACGGTCGTCAATACAGACGCGACCCTCTTCGATTTTACCGTAGTAACCAATCTTGTTCTGACGTACAGAGAACTGATCATCAACGAGAACGCTGAGTTCACCAGTCGATCCTTCATCAAGAACAACAGGGCGAAGAAGAACATCACGAGAACGATCAACACCAACGAGAATTTCGTCAGCAGCAGTGCTCCAAGCACCACTACTGGTACCTGCAACAGTAGCACCTTCAGAAGCAACAACAGCACCAAAGATCTTGTTGAAACGCTGACCAATTCCCATTTCGAGAACTTCGATGATATTGATACCATAGAAGCTAGGAAGCCCAGCACCGCTGTAGAGTTGCTCACGAAGAGTCTCAGGAGCAGCAAGTCCAGAAGCAGCTCCTGTAGGAGTAGTTCCTTGAGCGCCAGCAGTGTTGATTGGATTGTAAGCCATAGCACGAAGCTTCTCAACCATTTCTGGTGAAGCGAGAAGATCGGTTACTCCAACCTTAGATCCGCCAACAGGAGTACCGCTAGCCCATGAGCTATTAATACGCTTAGACTTAGTGATAAGCCTGTTGAAATCGTCAAGCACAAGAGCACCTGCAGATCCAGACCCAATAATGTGTCCACCAGCAGCGCCAGTCGAATTACCTTTTACGAGAGCAGTTGCCAACACATTAAATGCGGTACGCTCTTGCTTAAGCATAACTTCCTGAGCCATGCGAGTAAAGGTTTTGGAAACAACGTCAACGCGAGCCTTCTTAGCATACTTACGGTCGAAAGCAAGTGCGCTATCGAGGGTGTAAGTGCTAAACTTAAGCTCGTTGTGAGCAGGGAAGACTTGGCTATAAGGAAGACCACCAGCAACTTGCTGAGAGTAAACGTTAATATAGTCTTCTTCCGTGATGTCGTGGAAGAGATCCAAAGGGAGGGATGGATTGTCATCAGCTTGATAAGTCAAGGTGGTGAAAAGATTCCCTACAGTAACTGCGTTATTGATAACTTCAGTGACCACTGGTCCAAGAAGTTCTGCAACAGCGGCCTGTGCTTCGAAAGCCTCTTCACGATTATTTGAACCCATAGCGCGAACTAGGGCTAACTGATCTTCAGTTCTTTTAATAGTAATTTTCATAATCTGTGAGTAAATTTAGAAGTTAAGTTTTGCGATTGCATATCCACCAGCATGAGTATCAGCAGATCCTTCACGCTTGCCAGTAGCAAGGATAGTACCTACAACACTACCATTGCCATTAATAGCAAGAGTACCGCCAGCAGAAACCTTCAACTCAGCGAGAGGAGCAGGAACAACAGAGCCTGAGAAGGCGCTTGCCATAAGGGTGAAAATACCCTTAGTTGCGACAGGAATAGTCTCTCCAGAGACAACGCATTGAAGCTCGTCTTTTTTCTGAGGATAGAAACGAAGCTTCTCGCCATTTTCGTCAGTCTCGCGAACATCGCGGAGAGTGATTCCAAGAGCAATATCTCCGTCTCCAGCTTTTTCAACCTTGAGGGGATTTACGATTTCAGGAGAGTAAGCATTACCTTGTACATTAAGGTAGTTGTCTCCAGCTTGCCCGTGGGCAAAATCAGCGTTAAGACCATCAGTGGTATTCTTAACCTTCACAACAGTACCAGCACCGATAGAGGTACTAGCATCTTCCAGCGCGAACATATTGACAACATCGTTGTCGCTATATTGGCGGAAGGGGAGCATATTTGTAATTTCGCTAGCCATAATAATATAATTAAGTTAGATTTTTTTGTTTAGTTTGTAACTTCTACAGAGAAGTTTTCTTTTAATTTGTTGATCAAAGAAATTTGTTCTGCAGCTTCCCCATTGTTATTTGGGAGAGATGCTTCGGTGGTCTCTTCGACTTCAAGTTCTTCCTCTTCAGAGGCTTCTGAAACCTCTGGCTCTGGAGAAGTAGCCTCTTGTACCTTAGAAGCGATAGCTTCCTCGATACGAGAATTAATCTCTTCCTCCTTGGCGGCAATAGCCTCTTTAGCCTTGTGAGCAAAGAGAACCGTGAGTTTACCCTTGAATGTCTCAAAAGCTTCGTCAGAAGCTTCTACGACCTTTAATTCCGCGACAACATACTCAAGCTCCTCTTTAGAGAAGTCATAAGTGTCATCTAGGAAAGTCATTCTGGAATTGAAAAGTTCAACAGCAGCCTGAGCTTCGACTTCCGACTTAAGAGCACTCAAGTCAGATTGAACGCTTTCAAAAGAAGCTTTCATCTCGGCAAGGTCTTGTTCGGCTTTTTCACGAGCTTCTGCTTCAAGTTGAACCTTTGATTTCCATGTCTCGGAATGCTCGGAAAGAGCATCACGCATAATCTCACCAACAGAGCTGGCTTGATCGTCCTTCTTGACTACAGAGGCAACGTTTTCTGCTACCTTGGTCATTAACTGTTCGAATTGTTCAGTATCCATATCAAATATATCGAATTTATTGGTTTTTACATTGTTTTCCGCATTGAGGGAAATTTTTTCTGATTTTTTAATATCAGTAATTTCATTTTTATCTTCCATAAGATAAACACCTTTAACCCTAGCGGCAGGGTTATAGGTTAAAGCTGCACCTAAAGGATAGGTCTCTCCATGTATCAAACGATGTACTGGAGTCCCATTTTCATCCTTGCCTTTACCACCGAATCCTTTAACATATTGTTTAAGTTCTTCGGCGTCTTTTCCTTCGGCTACTTGGCATTCGTCTAGTCTATCAGACCCATAGACGACCTTATAATTTTTAAAAGCTAACTCCCAACTGGTAGATACGCTTTGATATTCGGAAGATTCTTCTTCAGAAGCTTCTTCGATAGCTTTAGCAAGATCTGGGAAAATATTCCTATAGATCAAACCTGCGGCATTAATGTAGTAAGGTTTTGTTTTATCGGCATAGGAAGTAACATCATAGTCTTTAAAATCAAACTCCTCCTCTGAGAAAGAAGCGTTTATGATATGCCCTACAATTTTTTGTTTCTTATGCTCTATATTTATAGGCTTGTTTATAAACCTTTTGACTGCGTCAACAGCTGTAGCAGAATCAATCCCGTCGCCGTTCTTATTGAATTCATTAACAACAGCTAGATTAAAAACTACAGGGAGTACGTCTATATTATCAGACGGATCAAAATCTTCTGGAATAAGAGATTTGGCAGCTTCCGCTATAGAGCCTTCAGAGACTCCAAACTTGTCGAAGTCTTCTTTCTGCAGGGCTTTGATATTACAATCAAAGTTACTGAGAAGGTAATCTTTTAATTCCATATTTATTTTATACACTTAAAAATTGGTTGAGTGATATAAAATCGCAGCAGACATGTCATCAAGTTGATGTTTACACCCTAAATCAAGGATATCTTTGTCTATATGAAGATCAGAAAGATTTTCTATATTATCCACAACACTTGATAATGCTTCTTCCCATTCGTCTTCTTTTTTGGAAACTATAATTGCCTCACAAGCTTGAGACACAAGATCTTTTCTCTGCTCATCTAGTTCATCTATACCATATTTCAAAGCAAAGTCTCTATATGCTTTAAACTCAAATTCGCTAACTTTTTGAGTAGCCTGAATAATATGTTTCTTCGAAAAGCTTGAATTAGATACCCCAATTGGTCTACCTCCAGATGGAGCTATAGGAGCAGCTTTTTCTTTTACTTCAGGTTCAGAACCACCATCTTTTTCTTCTTGATATAAATTAACGCTATTAACAAGAGGCATATAGTAACCCTCTTCTCTTTTTTGTTTAAACTCTTCTTGAGCTTTATCCATATCTACAGATTTCGGGAAAACACCTGTATGTACAACCTTCATCCCTTGCTCTGGGGTTATAACTCCAAGCTCCATCATTCTAGTGGCAAGTTTAGTCATATCAGAATTATCTAGGGTATCTGTTTTAACTAGCTTTGCTTCAGGCCAAGATCTCATACCAATAGACTTGCAGATTCTACGGATTTCTGGCTGGAGAAATTCTTTTATAAATAAATCGCGAGATTCTTCTAAACGTTGAATAAAGATCTTCATCTTTAATTGACCGTCAGCATACTTATTGTCTCCAATGAGTACATTCTGTAGTCCTTCTTGAATATCCCTGTTTAATACTTCGTATTTTTCAGGTCCAACTACTTTCCTTAAATCTGGGATGACAAAGTCTGCTTTAGTGGTATAATCAGAAACCAGTACTCGACCAACACTTTGATTTTTAAAGATGCTCTGCATGGCAGATAAAGCCTTATGATTAACTCCTCCTTTATCTGGCTCTGCCCCCATAGTTACCAAGAGAACAACGTTCTCAATGGAGCGAGAAATAGCTTGGTCTATTTTTTTTAATTCTAATTTTTTATTTATATCATCAAGAACGGTAAAACCATAAGGAATCGACAAAGGCTCATAGTCTTGTTTCTTAGCGAAAACCACATGCAACAAATCAGAAGCTAACTGAATGTATAGTCTTTCAGAAGTCGAAGCTTGATTATTTTTAATCCTAATCTGAACATCCTCTGGTAGAGAATTATACATTTCTTTCTCATGATCTGTTTGAGGGTTCTTTAATCTAGAAATTTCATAAGGAGTAAGTACTTTGAAATATTGAAAGTCATTAAAGGAAATAGAACCTTTTGTAGCAACATCGGTCGGGTTTATAACCATATACTTGATGGGTATAGGAGCATTTTTTTTAGTAGCACCGTAGGTCTCTAAGATTTGACCTGAATCTTGCATTTTGAGTTTACCGTCGATTCTATATAAGAAAACATTACCTGAGCGATAGTATTCTCTAAAATATTGAGATTTAACATCGTGGATCTTAATCCTTTTAAACCAAGCATTAATAAATTTACGAGATTTCTCGGTACCCCCTTCTAAATAAATATCAGAGTCAGCAAAGTCGGAAAGCATATCGATAGTGCTGCGGAAGGCAGGTACATTGAAATAAGCTTTTTGACACAACTGGATTGCGTCTCTAGCGTCAACAGAATCACGAGAATAATCAAAAGGAAGAAGTCCATCATCGATATTCTTAAATCGACCTTTTACAAAATTCTGTGAAACATTATTGCTTCTCGTTGCAGTTCTATTAGAAGGTTGAAGTCTAGAAGCCACACTTTCATACAGAGATTCTCCAACTAGCTCTGGATTAATATTAGGCTCGGTATTTTTTTCGAATAACTCGTCTAAGTTATTATTAGAAGCATTGCTTTTGAATTTATCCCAATACTCAGATCTCTTTGTATATTTGCGCTTTTCCTCCATGTTAACAATTGTTACACTAAAGTTATAAAAGTTACTTTATAACTTTTCAAATCGTAAAAGGTATAAATGTAGAAGTAGGCTTCTTCTCAGGTTTAACGTGCAAAGAATCAAAATATACCTTAGCGAACCAATTACCTAGGATTAAAGCAGAATAAGAATCTTTACGTGCTCTATTCGGTCCTTTTTGTCTTCGGATGTTTTGGGGTAGGTTAAATGACTGTGAGCCTTGGGGGTTTGTGGTAACCTCAATGTTAGCGCATTCCGACTTTGTAAGTTCAATATTGCTTTTTTGTTGATCAAGAAGGTCAATCATTTTCGCACCTTTAGAAGTAGCTGTGATTTTATTATCCCATTTTATCTCCTCGATAGGTAAGTTCTTTTTCCTTTGCTGGTCGAAGTGCTCATCTACTGCTCTTGAAGCGAACAGTATTCTTTTATGGTCTATGGCTGCTTGCAACATCTCATTACCATTTCTGATCCAGTTGACTGTAGGTTTTCTTAAGATGCAGTATTTTCTTTCTTTCTGATTGTATTGGTTCTTAAAACTAAGTATATCATTATGCCATTGATCAGGTTTTTCTAAGTCTACTTCTATAACACCAATATCAACCTTAGCTGTTTTAAACAATTGACTCTCATTACAAGAATTAATAAATTGAACTCCTCCGTTATAGTCACCGCATATCCCAACGATGTTAAAAGATTCTATAAGGTACAAGAAGTACTTCATATGGTCTTTTAAGGACACTCCAGCCAAAGCGTAGCTATGGACAAGGCAAACCTTCTGTTCGTCCCTCAGAACCTTAAATACGTGCATAGCGAAGTGGTCAGCGCTTGTGTTGCCAGCCCAGTTAGGGTCAAAAGCAAGTAAATATTCATCACTTGGATTACCTACAACTTCAACAGCAGGGAATTCTCCATCAGCAATCGTACAAGCCGCCATCTTAGATAATCGGAAGTAACCATCACTCTCATCCACAAATTGAGCACCAAACTCTCGTTTGAACTGCATTTCGGACATAGTCTCTTTCGCTTGTTTAAGCAAGTTTTGATCATATAGCCTAGTGGGAGCACAATCATAACTCAATTGCATGATTAATCTATAAGCATCATCAGCGGATTGTTCATCATCATCATCATTTTTGTTTTGATCAAATTCTCCAAGAATAAGCCCCTCATACTTCTTGTAGAGTTTAAACATATATTCAAATTTAAAAGAGGGAGATGAAAGTATTATTAACTTGTTATTAGGCCATACGTACCTTTCTTTTTCTTGCATCTCGCCTTTTTCGATTATGCGTGTTTCTAACTTGTGAAGTTCTTCTCGCTCGATAGGATTTTCCACTACGCCAAGGAAAGGTATGATAACTTCGTTGAAAATCTTTTCGGGTATGGTTAAGAACTCATCGAGTACAATACGATTAAATCGAAATCCACGTAACCTTTCTCCATTTGCCAAGGGTAGCGCTATAGCCCTACTGCCACCTATTTTTAAAGTCCACTGGTCAGTTCCCTTGGTTATCTTAACTCCGCATTCTTTTGCGAGCTTCGCTTCGGGCTTGGATAGTATATCCTCCATTTTTTGGAAGATTTGCTTTGATTGCCTAAAGCTACCTGCAATAACACCTATATTCGCATTAGGGTTTAGTAGACACTCAAGTAGTACATAAATAGCTGTAGAGAATGTTTTAGACATACCACGGGAGAATACGAACATGGAATAGTCGGATACCATCATTCCCTTAATAGCCATAGCCTGAAATGGAAATAATTTTACCCCTAAAAATAGTTCAGAGGTAAATGCAATATTAGCCCTTAAGAACTTATATAATAAATACTTAGATTCTTCATCAGTCAAATCACCTTCAAATGATCTTAGATGAGAGTTGAACTCTTTAGCAGAGAATTCAGTTCGATATCTCTGTTTTCCTTTGTTCCAAGCCATAAACTTTATTCTCGATATGGTACTGTAAATCTACATTCCATAGATCCTGACCATAGTTGAGTATTTTTGGGATTAATTTTTTAGCGCCTTTTCTATTGTAAGCGAATATACATTGAATGTTTTCGGGGTAATCTACCATAAGCCCTCTTAAGTTATGCCAGACGTAACTTAAGTTCGATTTAAACTTTGATACTTTGTTGTCTTCTTCGATTTTTTCAATAGAAGACTCGACAACAATGAACATGTAAGAATTAAACTGGACACAACGATCCATTTCCCTCCTGAATCTTTTAATATCTTTCCCAAATGTTTGTCTGAAGTCATCTTGTGATTTTCTATCTATAAATGTTTTTGAATAATATTCTCCTCCAGCGGTATAATCGCCAAAGTCTAACTTGTTTACTACGCCGTTCTTAAATGTAAAGGGAAGTTTCTCCCTTGTGTCTACGAAAATAGGTATCTCATCATGCGAGGACTCCCAGAACATCTTGGGTAGGTTCTTGCAAAAATGATTTTTTAAATTTAGTTCTTTTGTGAAATTAGAATAAGACCCCCATAACTTTCTATAAGTTTGAATGTCAGCCATATCCGATAATTGATAAAACAAATTAGGAGGAGATATCGTTATCTTCTTGTCTGTGAATTTAGATTGAGCTTTGTTTTCAACATATTCCCTACAGGTCTCCGAAGGTGTGATTTTAAGCCAATTAAGATAATTTTCCCTACAAGAGAAATCTTCTCTGAAGTATTGGTCATAATTCTTAAAAGGGAGTAAAGAACCAGTGTACAAATCCTTTTTCTGGAAATGCTTCACATAGTAGTCTCCAATAAACAAAGAGTGTGCTTTCAAGTGCATATGAAAGCTTTTTCTATTATCGAATTCTTTTCCACATTCTTTGCAAACAAAATCATTCATAATAACTCTTTTTTAGAGATGCCTAAAATTCTAGCCTTGTAGTCATCCATACTTTCAAGTCTATCAGCTTCCTCTTCGATAAGTTTATTTTGAAGCTCTGCCATCATAATCATGCGATCACGCTCTTCCCTCTCTTGGAACGCTTCTACTAAAGCAAAGATAGATCCGTTTTCTTCTCCTTTGGCTTTCAGTCGTGCAGTCCTAGACCCGTTAAGGTCTTTTGTTAAAGATTCTATTCTTTTTTCGCATTGATTAAGCTCATCGCTTGTAGCCTTGATAATCTCCGTCAGACGCATTGTGATGTCTCTTTCGTTGTCTTGGTCGTCCAGTAGTGCGTTAAGCTTGTCAATGCGCTGCTGGATGTGTTTTTGGCGCACGTAGTTAGTACACACAGTTACGTACAAGTTTAATTCGTCGTTAGTTAGGTCAGGCTTATCCCAAATAGCCCTGACAAACTCACTTTCAAATAAGTCGCGATCAGCTAGAGTTGTATATTGATTTATGAAGTGATTAAACCTTGGACTACGCAAATAAATAATTAATTGCTCCATAAGCTTTTTTTGTTTTGTCTGTAGAGATAATTCCTCTAGCTTAGTAGAACAAAAATTATTCACTTTGGTAATAGCTCTACTAATAGATTTAGGGGCTACCCACTTCTCTTTTGTTATTATTTCATTTTCGTCTACTACTTCAGGTCGATATGTCTTTAAAAAGTCTACGATTAATCGATGCTTTGTACTTAGGCTAGCGACATCTCTATCCTTAAACGTTAATCGGGCAACTTCTAAGGCATTCATATCCGAATGGACATTATCACTCATAAGAAAGGACTTCTGTTCTTGAGTTAGTTCTAGGTTATCTGCTTTGGGGACTAGAGAAGTGTTATAGTCTCTATTCTGTTTAGCTAGGAAAGCCCTCACAGCTCTCCCCTGTTTAGACCTACCGTCAATATTTTCGTCATTAAATACTTTTCGGGTGATAAACATCAAGTCAGGGTTCTTTTTAAACTCTTTTAAAATCTGCTTCTCCTGTTCTTCTGATAGTTTAAAGTTGTTCATGTTAAATCGTCTTTCTTAATTACTTTTTGGGCTATCAGGTAAAATTTCTTCTTTAAGTTGTTTATTTGTTTGTATCGGGGAGTCTTCCTCTTACTCGTATCCTTCTTAAACCCAAATCTCTTTGCAACCTCTTTATCAGTAGCGTTCTCCATAAATAACATTGTATATATTATCTTATGCTTCTCACTCAATTCCTTCAAAACCAACTGATGTATCTTGGCCACTTTTCTATCATAATCAACATTCTCATCGTACAAGTTG